GCTATTGCCAAGAAAATTGCTAAATTCCGGAAATAGCAATACTGAAACTTATTGAAAAATAGTATAGGTTATTTTATTTAACTTTGCTAATTATAATTAAAATTTAATATTATGTCAAAAGAAATGGAAGACGCCCTTGGGGCACTTGGTTTTGAAGTCACTAGCGGAGAGGTGCCAGAGGGAACACAGCTCAACGAGCCATCGTTTGAAATTCCTCAGGGTGCCGACGTTATTGATTTATCTGAATCTAACGTAGGGATTGAACCCGAATTCGTTGGACTACCGTCAGAACCAATAGCAACTCAAGAGACGCAAGTAAACCCCGAACCGGGAGAGGTTCAAAGTTCTTTAATAAATAACGAAATCGAGCCAGAGATGTCTGAGCAAGAGTTCGAGGCTGCAGTCGCAAGCTACGTCAGTGAAAAGCTAGGCGTATCTATCGATAGCATCGAACACCTTACTCAACTTCTGGAAGCTCAAAAAGCCCCATCAATTGACGAAAGAATAAAGGTTATTGCTGACTTCGTTGCTGAAACGGGTAGGGACCCGCTGGATTGGTTTAAGTACCAGTCAATCAATCCGTCTGAAATGGACGAACTGAATGCGGTTAAATTGCAAATGACAATTGAATACCCTAGCCTTTCTAACGAAGAAATCGAACTCTTATTAGATTCTAAGTATAAAACAAACTCTAGTATCTATTCAGACGAAGAAGTAAAGCTATCCAGCATTCAATTGAAGCTTGATGCGGAAAAGGCTAGAAAGGGAATTGAAACTCTAAGACAGAATTTCAAAGCTCCTTTAAAGCAAGAGGCACAGGAAACTAACATTGAAAGCCCAATTGACCAAGAGTGGATTTCCACGATGTCTAAAGAAGTAGACGAACTTGAGGCGTTAACATTCGATTTGAATGGCCAAGAGTTTAACTTCGGACTCACGGATGACTACAAAGGACAATTGAAGCAAAAGAATGTTCAGTTAGACCAGTTCTTCGACCAGTACGTAGATGAAGGAGGCCGCTGGGACTTCGAGCTGCTGAATTCGCACCGCGCTGTATTAGATAATATTGACGAAATTGTCAAGTCTGTCTATAATCAGGGTATGAGCGACGGACAGCGTAAGCTTGTTGACAAAGCTGCGAACATAGATGTTTCATCTCCTCGCACCACCTCCCCTCAAAGTACTGACAATGTTGCCCAACAGATTTATAATTATCTGTATGGCGACAATAGTCTAAAAATAAAAATATAAAACCCTGACTCAATATGTCAACTACAAACACTCCGTTGGATTTTTCACCCAACAGCTTTCGTCGGTTAGACCCGACTAAATACACTTCACTTGGTGATTTCATCAACCAAGTAAACAAGCCTGATAACCGTGACCTTTTGGTTAAAACATACGGTAATCAAGGTATCACTGGATTCCTTCAGCTAACTGGAGCCGTAAAGGCTAACGGTGTTGCCGATGAGGTTCAATACTGGGAAGAGACTCGCTTGCACCAGCTTCAGGTTGCTACTCCAGCCGCTTCTGCTGCTGCCGCTGCAACTACCCTGACGCTGAACTTGGCCTCTGCCGCTACATCTGCCACTGGAGCCACTAAGGCTGCTGCTCAGAAGTACCTTCGCGTTAACGACGTAATTTTGGTTGGTGGTGTAGACCGCTTCATCATCACTGCTGTTTCTTCTGGCGAATACTCTCAGACTGCTACTGCTGCCGCTACCGCTGTTTCGCTTACAAGCGGAGGCCTTAGCGCTTCTGCTGCCGCTGCTTCTGCTAACTTCCCTATCGTAGGAAACTTGTTTTCTCAAGGAAGCGACCAGAACACTGGATACCTAGAGTCAAACGTTGTAAAGCGTACCAACCCTTATATGATTCTAAAAGAAGTATACAAGGTTACTGGTTCACAGGCTACCAACATTGGCTGGGTAAACCTAGGAAATGGCGACTACCGCTGGTTCATCAAGTCTGAGAACGACACCCGTCAACGCTTCCTCGACAAGCGTGAGATGATGATGTTGTTAGGTCAGTCTGTAACCAACACTGGACTTACTGCTCTTGGTTCAATCGCTGGCTCTGAAGGTTACTTCTCTGCTATCGCTGACCGTGGTATCGTTATGAACTCTGGTGCAACCACTACTGCTGCTATCGCTACCCTTGACGAACTTGACGGCATCATCACCGCTCTTGACAAGCAAGGCTCTATGCCTGAGTACGCTATGTACGTTAACCGTCTGCAAGACCTCGCTATTGACGATATGATTGCTAATGGTACGTCTACGGCTGCTAACATCACCGCTGGTGTTACTACTCAGTTCGGACAGTTTGCTAACGCTGCAGATATGGTGAAGCTTGGCTTCTCTTCATTTATGCGCGGCTCTTACACCTTCCACAAGCACAACTGGAAGCTACTCAACGACCCTACGTTGTTAGCGAACAGTGTGTTCCAAGGTGTTATGATTCCTTTGGCTCGCATTGCTGACCCGAAGACTGGCGACAAGGCTCCTGCTTTGGAACTTAACTACAAGGCTACTAACGGCTACAGCCGCGAAATGGAGCATTGGATGACAGGTTCTATCCTTGGAGTTACCAACACCAACACGGACGCTTTGCAGTTCAACTACCGTTCTGAGTGTGCTCTCGTTACTCGAGCAGCTAACCAGCACGTCCTCCTGCGCTCATAATCAATGAGTTAGCTTGTAGAGAGGGGCCTTCGGGCCCCTTTTTTATTGTATTACTTTAATACATAAATTTGTAGTCATTAATAACATTAAATTCTTTTAAATATGGCACGTCCTCGTGTAAACCAAACAACTGACTCTTTTGAGGCGGAAACAACAGCAGAAGTTGCTGAAGTTCCAACTCCAAAGCGCACATTCCCCAAAGCTAAACCTCAAGAGTCTCCGGCAAAGGGAAAAATCTATCACATCCCAACTGGAGGTGGAGTTATATATACTATTAAATCTGAGGCTGTTATTTATGACGCTGAGTCAAACACCAACAGACAGATTCGATACTGCCCCAATGAGTCTTCCATATTTACTGATGAGCAGAGCGCCCTTGCGGTTCGCAAGCACATCGTGTTTGAGGAAGGTATGATTTACGCATCTCCTCAAAACCCTACTCTTCAAAAGTTCTTATCGATGCACCCCGGCAATACTGCTAACGGAGGCGGAATCTTTGAAGAGGTCAATACCGAGCACAAGGCTCAGGTGGATGTGGACATTGAATTTATTATGCACGACGCAATTGGATTGATTCGTAATAAAGGAATTGATGATTTGCTGCCCGTGGCCATTTACTTGGGCATCGACACCAATCAAAAGAATGCTGAGATTAAGCGCGAACTTTTGCTTGAAGCCAAAGGAAACCCACAGCGGTTTATTTCCTTATTTGACAATCCAGTAGTTCAGTCTCGAGCTATTGTAAAGAAAGCCATTGACTATCAAATCCTTAGAGAGAAGGAAGACGGTATGTATTGGTTTGATAGCGGTCGTCTAATTGTGTCCACTCCAGCGGGACAAGACACTACGGAAGTTATGACGCGCTTTTGCCTTAGCGAAAAGGGCTCTATCTTATACAATGAGTTGCAGGACTCTTTGAGCAAGGCGTAGCACATAAATCCATCAAGGACATAAGGGGGCTCAGGCCCCCTTATTATTTGGGTTATATTTGCATTAAACTAAGAAAAATAATGGCAAGTGTAAACCGAGTATACTCAACCCTCAAGGACTTAGCTAATAAGGACCAACGTGGGTTTATTACGCCCGCTGTATTTAATAACTTCTCGGGCATAGCCCAAATGAATATCTTCAACAACCTATTTGAAAGCACTGCACTGGCAAAGAGATTGCGTAACGCTGCCCTTGATGCAAAGCAAGACAAGGGGAAGATGAAGCAGGTTGAGGAAGATTTGGCGGTTTTCTCAAAGAGCGCAACAGTTTCTTTGACTGTTGGTGTTGGAGCTAAGCCATCTGACTTGGCTCGCGTCATATCCATTAACACAACGGCATCTCCATCGGTGGCCGTGCCTGTGGTATACGATGAGGTGAACTGGGAAAATGTTTTGCGTAGCACCCTTAGCGCACCCACCGCCTCCTTCCCTGCCGCGTTGCTAACCAATCAAATTGAAGTGGCACCAACCTCTATTGCATCTGTCAAGCTTCGCTACTACAAGCAGCCAGAGGGATTAAACCCTTCTACGGGGGCAAGGACAGCCTCTCAGCCACGCTTTGGCTACACGGTAGTTGCGGGCAAGGAAGTGTACAGCGCAGCGAACAGCGTTGACTTTGAGCTCCCAGAGCATTACTTTGCCGACATTGTTGTGGAGATTGCTAAAATGATTGGAGTGAATCTTAGGGATGCAGACGTTTACAATTACGCGACGTCAGAACAAAAAACTAGTATTTAATGGCACAGGATACCGTATTGTTAGAGCAAGTCATTACTGACTTTATGCTGTCTATGGACCACGATGACTACGCAAATAATGCGTCGGGAGTTGTGATTAAAAATTTTGCCCTACGTGGAATCCGCGAGATGGGGTTTGACATTCTAAAACGCATCAAGGCAACCACCTTAAATGTCGATGCAAACAACACCGTGGCCTTTCCTGCCGACTATGTTGATTACACTAAAATTGGAAGAATTGGAAGCGATGGACTTATCTATGTATTCGGAGAAAACAAGAACTTTAACCTCACAGGAACCCCTATCGTTATTGACGATGACTTCAACCAGAACTACGACTCCTATGTTTTCAGGGAGTACATATATACCACAAGCAACGGAGGTATGTATGGTCTCGGGGGTGGTAACTATTCTGGCCAATATAGAGTAGACTCTCAAAACAATAGGTTTGAGTTGTCCTCAGATATAGGCGCGTCGACTGTTTATTTAGAGTACATTGCTGATGAGGCTTTAGCGGCTAGTCCCACTATCCACGTGTACGCTGAACAGGCTCTTCGCGCGTATATTTATTACCACCTCATCGAGCGTCGCTCTAGCGTACCTCAGTCAGAAAAGGCTCGCGCTCGTCAGGAGTACTACAATGAGCGCAGGTTGGCCAACAGCAGGCTTAAGGCGTTCTCTAAGGAGGAGGCGCTTAAGACAATAAGAAAAAATTTCAAGCAAACAGTCAAAGCTTAATATGGCTATTGATAAACTTATTCCTCGCTCACTCAATAAGGAGGACGATGTAAGATTGGTGGCGGCAACGGAAATGACGGACGCGCTAAACGTTCGTTTTTCCGCTGACGTTGACGGCGATGGTGGTGTAATCAAAAATGCTTACGGCAATGCTGCTATTGCGTTTAAGAGTGGTGATGGACTGCCTGCTGGAACCAATGAGGTTATCGGCAGTTTGGCTAACACTCAGGATGGGGAGATTTACTTTTTTGTTTGGAACTCCAACAACAACCATTCTGTCTATCGTTTCTCTTCCTCATCCAATGAGTCGCAGTTAATCTACCGAGATTCTGTTCTTGGGTTTGTGCGCTACGCGACCATTAGGGCTTCAGCCGTTAAAAACATCTCTGACGAGACTTTATTGTACTTTACAGAGGGAATTACCCCTCCGAAGAAAATCAACGTTACAAGGGCTCTTTTGGGGCTGTATCCCGCTGCATTTACCACTGGTACTGCCGCCGAGAAGTTATCGTGCTTAACGGTAATCAAACAGCCACCTATGACTGCGCCAACATTTGTTTTTTCAACAAACGTAACGCTTCTACAAAATAATCTTTATAAGTCTACTTTTCAGTTTGCTGCGCAGTACATCTATCAAGACGGTGAGCGCTCCGCCATTTCTCCTTACTCTGAATTAGCTGTTTCTGCTTCTCAGTTTTTTGATGGAATCATTAGCGAAGAGGAAAAGCTTAAAGACAACACCCTTACCATCAGCGTACCGAACAGCGTGGCTGACGTTAAAGAAATTATTGTCATTGCTAGGAATGGAAACATCGGGGCCTTTTATGAAATTGCCACCGTTCTTAATAATTCAAACTCATCTACGCAATCAGTTGTATTTGACAATACTAAGCTGTACACGCCCATATCTCAAGACGAGGTAAACAAAATCTACGATAACGTACCGCAGACGGCTGAGTCTCTGACTATTGTAGGTAACAGACTTGTAATGGGAGCCTATACGGATGGCTACCCTAACATCCGAACTGATGTGGATGTAATACCAAATTACTTCCCCCAGCCGACAGATTATGCGATAAGTGTAACATATCCATCAGTAACTGGGCCTGCAATCAATACCCAGCGAAGAAAAGCATTTGATATTGACATTACCACGATTCCAAGCGTTACTGCCGAGAAGTCTATATTGAATATAACGTTTGCGTTAAATTTAGGTAGAATCACAGTTGACGGAGGCCAGGTTTATTGTCAGTGGGTGCAAACGGATAAGGCTACCCAAACTGACCGCGACTACGCTGGAATTACGCAGCAATACGTTGAAATTGGCACGCCTAGTCTTCCAATTGGTGGTGGAATTAAGGTTAAGGCATCTCCATTGTCTATATCCGAAACAATTCAAGTTCCAGCTGGAACTACAAAGGCAGAAATCATTAGTATGATTAAGGCCGCCATTGTTGGCAACTACAATTTAGTTTTCGACTCCGATGTGACGGACTTTGATTACGCTACGAGAATTACTAAAGTAAAAGAACTGGGGCCCGGGGCTACCAATTCTAATAAGTGGATGTTTTTTGCTGGCTCAGGTCAATTGCGGATTGCTGACGATACTGGGGCGCTTGTAAACAATTTAAGGTTTACGATGAGCATTACTAGTGCAGCGCTATCCGCTAAACTTGGGTATAATTTCAACGTATCTAGCCTTGTGGATTCTGTCACGAATATGATAGTTCCACTTTCAATGATTAAGTCTTTGTTTACAAAGGGACGCACGCTTGGTGAAAAATATCCCGCAACAAATGTTTTATTTAATCAAATAGATTTTGTAAACACGCCGGCCATTATATATCCCGGAGATAATAATTCATATAGAGGATTTACTGAAATCAATATATCCAACGATGAATTTGTTCCAAACGCCGGCAACAATGATTTTCTCCCATTAACTGGCGATACTACGTTTTTAACTAAAAGTGAAGACTTAGAGAATCCGCCAGTATCTTTTGACTCCAATGTATTAACCAAGGGAGATGTTGATGGGTATCAAGCATTTAAGGCTGGCGCAACTCACTCCTTTGGAATTGTATACTACGACCAGTTCAATAGGAACGGGGGCGTGCAGACCGTTTCGGATATGTATGTCAAATGGTTTGACAACCGAGCATCTGAGAATGATTTGTATGGCCGAGTAAACTCTGTATTTAGGGTAAAGCACAACGCCCCACTTTGGGCGGTGAAATGGGCGCCTGTTTATGCGCCAATAAATACTATTATTAATAAGTTTCAATACTCTATTACCTCTGCCTTTACGGCAACAAACCTTCAGGCAAAGCCATTTGCTGGCATTTCTTCATTCGAAGAGGTCACCTATCTGTCCTTGCGCTCACTTGAGGGTAAGAATGATTCCTATAGAGAGTTATTTTCTGCCGACATTGATTATTCATTTCAGCGAGGAGACAGACTTAGAATAATACAATACGGACAACTAGAGCGCTCAAGTATTAATCTTGAAGTACTTGGATATTTTGATTTCATAAACGACATTGACACGAATCCAATCCTTGACCTTACTAGCGATGAGGACACATTTAATACTACGGGTAAATTTATTGCCGTTCGCTCGAGCGAAGAAACCGAATGGGATAATTATAGCATTATCACGGGGGTAGACAACTGGAGAAACCAATGCATTATTGAAGTCTACAGGCAAAACCTACCAGCGTCGGAGCAGTTTTTCTACGAGATAGGAGAGAACTTCCCCGTAGTAAACGGAATTCACCAAGGTCAAAGGACTACAGTTAGTCCATTCAGCGTTGCGGTTGTCGCTGACGGTGATGGCTTAATATTTTACTCAGACATTATTGTCTATTCCGGAGACGTTCTTACCGCCTCTGGAAACACATTAATTGTCGGGAATGTATATGCTCAGGTAAATGGCATCTATAATTATGTATTCTACGCAAGAATTATTAGTGGTTCGTTTTCCGTTGGTTCTTACACATTGAATTTATCTAATAGCTCAGACGCAGTTATTCAGTTCTCCCAAGGGGACAGCTATTATCGCCCTAGGCTTCTAAAGATGGGCGCAAAAGCCTATTCCAACAACTTTGAACTGTCCTTTATCGAGGACTATTCCGTAAGCGATTTTTTCTCTTCTAAGTCCACCTCTATTGGCCGTGTTCACGCGGTGATACCAGAGGCGGAAACAACTTACCATCAGGCCTCCGTTGTATACTCTGAGCCATACCTGATAGGAAACAGCAGACTTGGCTTGTCTTCCTTTAACCCTTCGCTTGCTAATTTCAAGGACTTTGACTATCGGTTTGGGGCAATCAAACAGCTAATTGGAGACGACGACAGAATGTACTTACTCCAAGAGCGCAAGGCTGGATATGTCGTTATTGGGCGAAATGTAATTGAATCTTCTGACGGCGGTCAGGCAATCACCATTTCTCGCAATGTCTTTAGCGTTCCGAACTACTATCTTGGTGACTACGGAATCAACAATAACCCAGAATCTTTTGGCTTTGACAGGGGTCGAGTTTATTTTGCAGATGTTCGTAGCGGAAAAATTATTCGTATATCTCGAGATGGCATTACTTTAATTAGTGAGGTTAAGATGGATTCGTTTTTCAAGGAGAACTTCCGTTATATCACCACACTAACTTCACGTCAGAAGGTTATTGGCGGAGTAGACAACGAATCAGATGAGTATATTATTTCCGCAGATTTGATAACATCAGCTGATGTATCTGTAACCAATGGAGTATTAACATATTCTTATGGAGTTCAAACAAATGCTGCTGGCAATAGAGTTATTGCTGACGTTGAATTTGATGATGATGACTTGTTTACTTTCTCTACGGAAATCAGGAACTTTGAAGACATCTGCGATGAGTTCGAGGACAGCTTAAACTGTATCGTCTTCTTGGACAAGCTAGTTGATGGACAGCCAGCATACGTTGGCGAGGAGTTCATCGGCCAGACTGGACTTATCTATGGCGTTGCCACGAACTCAACGTATGACTTCTTTGTAACGATTCTGTTTGACTTGGCTCAAGGTAATTTTTCCTTTACCAACGATTGTGCTGGCTATAGCGGAACAATTGGCTCGCCTACGGGCACTGTAAGCGACTTTACCGCAGCGTACGACATTAATGGAGGGGTATGGAACACCTTGTATTCTTATCGCCCTGAGGCTATTGCCTCCGTAGACGATGCGTTATACACCTTTAAGTCTGGGGTTATGTATCTGCACTCTGACGCAGCAAACAGAGCCACTTACTATGGTTCTGCATTTGGCGCTGTTGTGGAGGTCATATCGTCTCAAAACAATTCAATGGTAAAGGCCTACGAGGCCCTGAGCATTGAAGGAGACTCATCTTGGGCTGCCACGCTAAGCAATACAGACCAGTCTACGTCAATCTCTAATACGCCAGTAACGGTAGAAGACGTTTTCTATCCTTACGGAGACTACGAAAAGAAAGAGCGCTACTACTACGCCTACATCCCTAGGGACTCTAGCGCCAACACTGGCACCCCAACTATTACGAGCCTTAGTGGCTCATCTGAGGTCTTTGTCCTTGGAGCCGTCGCTGCGGGTGGAGTTAGTGGCTCTAACATTACGTTTACGACGCCAGTTGGGGCTGTCCCCTTCCCTATTGGAGCATCTTTATTTAAGGTCTCTGGCTCTACATTAGTGCCCTTGGCAATTACGGTAACTGGCATCACTGCTTCTTCCACAATTAGCTGTTCCGCCGCAGTCGTTGGCGTGGCAAATGGTGACACTATTGTGGCTCTTGGAAATGGAGCCATTGAGGGCGACCAAATGAGGGACTATTACCTTAAGATTCGATTAAGTAATAACGACATAAACGAAACGGAAATGTATGCGGTCAACGCTATATTTTCTAAAAGCAACCTACACAACGAGCTAGGACAACAATAAATAATATCTTTGCATTATGAAGTCTAAAAAACAAAAACCAGTTAAAAAATATATTGCGGGTGGAGCGCTATTGGCAGGAGCCTTAAAGGCAATACCCGCCCTAGCGCAAGGCGCTTTATCAATTGGTCAAGGCGTCGTCGGCGCCGGTGAGCTTGTTGGTGGATTGGCGGCCGAGAGAAAATTAAAGGCTCCGTCTACTGCCACCCCGGCCTCCTATAGGGAGATGTTTGAAAGCGCTCAAAACCAAGCACTTGTGCAGCAAAACATTGACCAAATAAACAGAGCTTCCGCTACATATCTTCAGGCCTTGCAGTCTGGCGGCGCACAAGCTGTTGCTGCTGGCCTTCAGCCGTTGGCTATGGGTACTCAGCAGGCTACTCAAGATGTTTACAATCAGCAGATTGCCCGTGAGCAAAACGCTGCTCTAAACCTTGCTGCGGCAGATGAAAGGGCCATTAAAAGAGGAACTGATTTTTATGAAAGTCGTCTCGATGAAACTCGTGCGGCACGCTCTGGCGGCACTCAGAATCTTTTTGCCGGAGCCTCAAGCTTGGCCAAGACACTTGTGGACGCAACGTCCGGAACAAGGAAAGGCAAGAAGGAGTCGGACGACGACGGAGGCTCAATGGCAATAGGTGAAACTGAATCAGGGGGTTTTGACGAGCTCGGACTACGCGGCCGGGCTATGGAAAATGGCGGTATGGTCACAGGCGGTAAGTTTGACCATAAGGCTAATCCAATTGACATCGTGAAGAAAGGTAAAAAGATTGGCGAGATGACAGGCGGAGAAGTTATTCTTAACCCAGCGCAGCAAAAGAAGCTTAGCAAAGAAAGCGTTTACTTCCGTCAGTTGTTAAAAAAATTCAATAAGCAGAAGTAATGGCAGTCACTCCAATATCCACACCTCTTAATGTCCCAGATTTAGTTGGGTACGCTAGGCAATTAAAAGAGCAAGAGCGTGAGCGGCAAAATCAACTTGCTGAGTACTTAGGTAAGTTTACCAAGAGGCAAGGACAGCTTTTAGACGGCGTTCGGCCTGAAGTTCAAAAGGCTTGGAATGACGTAGAAAATCTTTCTATTGACCTTGAGATGAATGATACCCCGTCGGGGAGAACCGCTCTTGGACGCGCATATCAAAATTACTCCGAGCTTGCTGGTGCGGGCGTAGCCTATACCGGGTCCATATTAAAGGAAACCACAAGCGCTATGGCTGACCCCAGTAAATTTAATCTAGGGGGGCGCAATGCAAGGGACATCTATTCTCAGTATAATACTGAATCTTTATCTGCAGATGAGATTATATCGAGGGCTTCACAACCATTTGTATTAGACCGAAGAATAGATTATAAGGTCACCAACCCCACTGAGTTCGCACGCAAACTTCGTAAGGACTGGGATGAGTCTGCTCAGTTTAGTTTTATTGACCCTAAGACTGGAAAGTACAACGAGCAAGACAGGCTTAATTGGATTAGAGAGACCACGGCGGCAACGCTCCGCGAACCCGATTCTCAAAAAAATGCAGCCATTTGGTCTGGGTTGACTCGAAGGCAACTTGGAAGTAACGGGGAGATTACCGACTACAATGAAGTTGATGGAATTATGGATAATCCTCTTTATAATGAATGGGTATCTGCGTTTCAAAGAGAGGTAGAAAACTACACAGACCTAATTGTACCCGAAGCTTCCGTTAGCCCTTTTGAAGCCCGACAGGACGCGCTAAATAGAAATAAGGGTGGTTCTGACTTTATGTTTGGTGACGGAAAACAGACGCTACACGCTCCATTTGAGCGTCAACTTGAAGAAGGCAAGTCGGCTAAGGTTACTATGCGTGGACTTGGAACCAATATAGAACAACCCACGGCTCCTAAAACCGGCACAGAGTTTCAGGCTCTAGGCAACATTTATTCTGGCTCTCGACAAATTACATCGTTTGGAAAAAAGAAAGATGGGACAATTTATGTGTCATACAAGCAGGGCGAAGATGATGCCTCTAACGTTTTTGAAGATGGGGCTTCACCGGCATTTAATGATGCGTCAGCTCAAGATGTGGCCGCATTACAGCAGTACTTAGTAAGCAAGAACGACCCGCGCACCTACAATTTCTTATTTGGAAATGACGTATCTTCGGGACGAGCTACTGGGGCACCCGCAGGGACTAATCCTGCGGACCTTAGAGCAAAATATAGGTACTGATGGAAGACGAACTGATTTTATCCGAGCAAGACAGAGCTAGACTTGATGGCATCGTACAAAAGATGTCGTTTAATAAGGAATCGGATGACGCTATTCAGTTTGTTGTAGGCGACTTTAAGAAGAAGTACGGAGTAAAAAAAAAAGAACAAGCGGTATCTCCACAAGAACCTTCACGGGCCAAGCAGGAATCTACGGCTTCTCAATTACCCTCCGGGCCTTCGGCAAAAGCTACACCTTCACGGCAGCCTTTAAAGCCTCAAAGTGAGGCTCGTAGCCTTGGACTAGACAAACAGTCAATCTATAACAATGCTGCCCGTTCTATTGTTGATGATGCGATAGCTAAGGGCGACATTACGGAGGGTCAAGTTGGGGAACAGCCTCAGGTTGAAAACATATTCAAAACCATCGTAGATAACAGGGCTAAAAGAATAACTCCCGCTACTACGCCAAGAGAAATCGCTGAAACAGAAAGAATTCAGGCTCTTCAGCAGGCTCAAGGCAATGCACCATATCTTCAGTATGAACTCGAGAAATCTAAAAATAGAGAGCTAAACTTAAACAAGAAAGCCGAGAACGACAAGATTTGGAAAGAACTCCAGCAATCCGTAAAGGGGACTATTCTTCAGGCTGTTCCCGAGGGCAAAAAGCAAGACAAAGAATATTTAAAGAAGCTAGAGACAGACCTTTGGCTCAACGAAGGTGTTGGTATGGACTTATCTGGAGATAAGCGCTTTAATGACCAAAACTTTGCTGTTGACGCAGCGGCATCATTGGCGAAGGGGGCTCGAGGGATAATTAAGGGCCTTCAGTCTGTTGTGGGGGTTGATGTAGACCCGTTCGGCATACCATACAAAGTATCTGATGCTTTGTTTGACGATGAAATGCGTAGAAACACAACGCAGTTCGAGCAAGACTTTTTTGATTCTATAAAAGACTCCGAGTATTCAAACGCAGCGCGTATTGCCTTGAATACTACTGCACAAAGCGCCCCAATTATGCTTGCAGCTGGCGCCTCATCTCTTCAAAATCCAATGACTGGACTTGCAATTCTGTCTTCTTTATCTGCAGCTCAAGTATACGGAGAGGTCAAGGATGAAGAATGGTTTAAGAAGCTTGAGCCGATGGGACAGCTTGGATATGTTGGTATATCTGGACTAGCTGAGGGCGTTGGCGAACTTGCCGGAGCAAGAGCCGCTACAAGAGCCCTGCGCGGACTTGCTGTTGACGCAACCAAACAAGCCTCACAAAAGGCTCTATCTCAATACTTTAAGGGTCTTGTATACAACGGAACACTCAACGTATCTGAAAACGCTATCGGTGAGGGTATCACTGGCGTAACTCAATACGTAAACGATGCTGTTGCTCAGGGCACAGACGCAACCCTTGACGGGGCGTTTGACGCATTTAGGCGTTCTGCTGCTGCTGGTGTCGGTATGGCCGGAGTGTTAACAGCACCAACTCTTGCTGTTGAAGTTCCTATCGTCTTGGCTAACAAGATGGGTAGAAACTTCGAAGTGAAGAAGATTGACTCCGCCATCAAGAAACGCAAGGAGGAGCTACTACAGGCTCCTACCGCCGAAGACAGGCAAGTAATTGCTAGCGACATCTTAGAGCTCACCAAGCGCCGCAATGGTGAGATGAAGTCAAGTATTCAGTACTTCGAGTCAATGACTCCAGAGGACCGCGCAACGACCTACGCTTTAAGCTTAGAGCTTGAAGATATGGCGCAGCAGCGTGTTGCATCTGAAGACGAAGCAGCTAAAGACATTCTCGCGTCCAGAATGATGGACACGTACAAACAAATCAAAACCATATCTGAAGGCTATGATACTACGCAAGAAGCAGGGCTACCAAGTCCTATCGTCGAAGGGGAAACCGTTGTCGAAGCCCAGCCTATCGAAGGAGCAGGCGCAGAAACGCCTCAAGCAGGTGGAGTTCTTCAAGTACCTATCGAAGAAGGGGTTGAAGAAGTAACCACTAACTATGAGGCAGAGGTGTCTCAAATCGCTGATTTGCCCATCTTTCAGCAAGTGCAGGAAGGCAACTTCGTGGACATTAAAGATGCTGATGCGGCACAGGAACAGATTCTTGAAGCTATTGGCCGAATAAGCTCTATGCCAGAGGGTATTGAGCGTGAAGCATCCATTGAATTACTTACCGAACTTTTTGACGAAATTGATTATTATGACAACAAAACAGAAATTACTGCTGAAAACATTACCGAAAGAGTCCCAGTTGGAGCTCCTAAAAGAGTTGAACGCCCTAAAGCAGAAAGGGTTGACAAGCTCCCCCTCCAAGAAAGGCTCCAGTTTGCCCCTGTCCGAGTAGGAGACGAGCGCTACGGCGCCATCTCTATGCTTGAGGTGCAGCCCGATGGCAACGTAGATGTTGTAACATATAGGCGTGCCGCCCCAGAGGAGATTAAGCAGAACAAAGGCGAGAAATGGGGTGACGACATTGTTCGTATTGAGCAGCGCAGAGTAGTTGATGCATTCCCTCGACTGTCCGATATTGAGTACGTTGAGTCTATATTTGACGACAGCGGACGTATTATGGGGGCTAGGGTTCGTAAGCGCACTCCGCTTGGCGAAGACGTGTCCGCCCAGACATTTGTTATTCTTAATCGCACGGAAGAGATAGCCAAGATGTCTAAGGTGCGTGAGACGGCTGAAGACGCTAACCTCGCTCTTGACCTTGCTATTCAGGGCCAAATAGAACAGCTAGGAGATATTCCTCAGTACGACTTTGAGCAGGCTTATGAAGCTGTTACTCGTCGAGTAGAAACAAAGCGTAAAGTTGAGCCTAAAAAGCGCCCAGCCAAAGCAGAGACAAAGAAGCAGGAGCTTACTAAGGATGAGTCAGACGCAAAGAAGAACCTTGAGGTTTTATCTATTGGAGGTAAGCTCAAAGGGGTGTCCAAGAAGACATCAGATGTCATTAACCGTTACTTAAGTGTTCTATTTAACCTTGCTCCAAACGTCAAGTTAGTAGTTCACTACACGCAGGATTCTATTGATAGCACCCTTGCCGAAGAGCAGCGCACTGGAGATACCGAAGGGTACTACGATGCGGCCAACAATGAAATACACATACTGCTTGAGCCCACTACCGATAGGGAGATTAGCAAGAACGAGTTCCGGGTAATACGCCACGAAATCATCCACCCCGTCATTGATGCGTTAGTGGCTAAAGATTCTTTGTTTGCCAACAGGCTTGTTAATGAGATTCGCAAGCTCGTTGAGAACGCTCCTGACGCTATTTCCAATACTGCTGCTATGCGTCGTATGCGCGTGGTCCTCAAGAGTGGTGACGCTAAGGAGATTGTAACTGAGTTTACTGCTCAATTCTCTGACCCTGAGTTGTTTGACTTGCTTGACCAAAGCCCGTCGTTTCTAGATAGAGTTAAGAATCTGATTAACAGAATTTTAAGTCATCTTGGTATAACCAAGCGAATCCAGAACAAGAAAGAACTTCTTGATTTCCTTACGGAGATGCGCAACAGCTTTGCAGCAGGTAAGGCTGTCCGTCTAGACAAAGGAGCGCTTGTTCGTAGCGCACTAAACAAGTATCAGTTCTCCACCCGTGAGGAGAAACAGACCATTATCCGACGCTTTATGTCGGAGGACACCGAGGTTCGTGTCAACATTGAGGATGACATCGTGCCCGCCAATGAAATTCAAAACCTAAATCCTGCCCTATCGACTGTATTGCCGCTAATTGAAAAGCTATCGGTAAAGATGAAGCTTCCATTTGTTGTTGTCAACGATAAGAAGTTTAACTATGCCTCTAAGGTTGGATTCTTTAACTTCCCTGATTTGCGCACTGGTACGATTACCGACCAGATGATGCCAGCGGATGCTGTTGAAGGGTTCCGCAAGAAGGGATACAACATCCCGAAGGGCCTTAAGTCTGACAAGTATATTGTAATCAATGCTGCCGCAAGAAACGTAGACCAATCTATCTACGGCTATAGCGCAGTGTTCGTTGAGATGCTGAAGGAAAACAGCACCAATGCCTTCAATGCCATTATGTCAAGCATCGTAGGCGCCAAACGCGGGGCCGACCCTATTGTCAATATGGCAATTGACGAGTACCAGCAGATGATTGATATTGCTCAGGCTGAAGGTCTGTTTGGTAAGCTTAAGGGCAAGAAGGTTTACGAGACTGTTGACCTTAACGATAAGGAGATTCGTGAAGCCCTAGCGTATACGGCGCTTGCTGATGCTTTTCAGACTTACATCCGCGATAACTTCAATGAGAACTTAGCTGACATTAATTCTGTAAAGCAAGTGGTTGAAGCGGCTAAGCCAAAGCTCGAGGAGCAGCTACGCCCTACGCCTCTTACCATTCAGGAGTTTACTGTCGGCTCGCGTCTTGATGACTTTGCTAATTTGCTCAAGAGCGCTAGTGAGGTGCCTGCGTTTAGTGACTACAAGGCACAAACAATTGAAGAAGCCAAGGACAGAATTATTGCTGCATTAAAGGCCAAGGTTGACAACAAAGAGAACTCTGCTGATGCTATTGAGATGGCTAAGGTGATGGACGAACAGTCTGCCGTGTTTAAGACAGGCTCTATATCGTTGAATAGCTCGGCAATTACTTATGCTGAGGAGTTCTATCTGGCTTTTGGCAGCAAAGAGTATACCTATCAGGCTTTTGGCTCCCCATACAACCCCGGTGGATATGACGGGGAATCCGGCTCTTTTCAGGTAAGCATCGACGCACTTAATAAGCTTAAGGCTAACGCAATCAATCAGATAGCTTCAGCTCTTAGTTTCTCAAACATAGGGAACCTAAGGTCAAAAGATACTGAGCGCACCCTAAAGAACAATCCAATATTTGGAAAGCTTGCTGCGTTAATCCCTGATAATGAATATGTTTCAACATATATCAAAACGGAAAAGCCAATTCTAAACAAGCTTAGCCAAGAGCTTCTTGATAAGATTGAAGCTGATGCAAAAGAGGGCGTGCTGTATGTGCGTAAGAGTATAGGAGAATACCTTGGAGAGGCCGGAGCGGTTGAATCATCATTCCATAAGATTAAGCTCGATGGGGGTAGCATAACTGACGCTTCAACAGGAATGCCCCTCTCCCCAAGGCAAGAAGTTGACCTTTCTCGGTTTAGTGTAAACATTGTTAAGATTGTAGGCAAGATTGCTGTTAAGACTTTCCAAGACCCAAACTATATGCAGAATGGGATTTCTGAATACTTAATACCAGACTTCAAGGAGTCTCTTGAGTCAATCCTTGATGAGATTGGCTATGACCCGTCTATGCCTATATTCAAGGTGAAGACAGTTAACGGACTTGGTGGATACAAGATTTTTGAGGCAGAGCTTGGTAATGAGGTATCCCCGGAAACATTCTTCTCGGAGCCAAGGGCGCTTCTTGATGAGTATATCAAAATAGCAAGCGGTACCGACAACAATCTGGAGAAGCGTTTAAAGGACATTGAGTCTAAAGGCGCTGTTTCTATTGCTGACCTTGAGATGACAATTGCCGATATGGGTAGCAGAGCAATGACAGAATCTGGCCTGTATGACCGAACTTATTCCTTTCCCCACGTTTGGCAGTTTCCTGAAGACTATATGGGTCTTGATGTAGTCCCGGATGAGTTTGATGGCGACGAAGGCATTGGTAAAAAGACCAACCTAAAGCGCGACGGCCTCAATGATGAATATACCATTAATTTGTACTACGACCCTACGTCAAATAAAATTACCGTAGCGTACGAGTCTAAGATATTTAAGTATCAAAACGTCCCGCCATATCTAAACGCATTTCCTGTATTTGCCAGAACAGTAGAGCTTATCCCTACAATGTTCCCAGATATTGAGTATGCGGCACTTGAGTTTAGTGCTGCTGGAGAGGATAAAATGCATCCGCTTTATGAGTCGTTCTCTAAAAAAGTAAACGAAGTGTTGAGCAAGGCTGATAAGAATTCCAAGGAGTACAAAACAGCACTTAACATCGAAGAGAAGTCTCATAAGTTTGATGAAAGAACTGATGGCGCACGCCGTATTGCCCTAAACAACTTAGCGTATGTTAAGAAGGCTGGTCGCGAATTTGCCCTTAAGGTGCACGATGAGACTCTTATCGACGACCATTACGCATCTCTTGGTGTTCTTTATGCAATCCCCAACAAGTCATACGAGAAGTATCTTGAGTTTATGGACAGGGAAGGTGCTGAAACTGAACCTGAAGAGATTGAAAAAATTATGCTTCAAGACTTTGGCGCTCGAGAGGTCATCACACTTCCAGAGATTGAAGAGAAGGCCGACGCTATTGGCATTGATGCGGATGAATATGTTGAGGAGTACATAAGTATGTTTAATGCATACGGAATGAGGGGCGAAACAATCTTTATCCCTAAAATCTTCACAAACCTAAACAGCCCCACGCAGTTCACTAAGTCGGCCGTCCAGTTCTCTAAGCGTATTAAGCTGTCTCCTCTTGAAGAAAGCGCAGAAGACGTAGCGCTCGACAAGGTGGGCAAGGCATCCTACGACTCGGATAAGGAGTATGCAGAGCGTATGAAGCTATTTACCTCTGTCCAGAAGAACATCCTATCTAAGAATGCTTGGTTAGACCGTCAAGCCGACATTCGCGAAGCCCTTGTAGATGGAAGCTTAGATTATGTTGAAAATCTTATGACCGTAAGGGCGGGAGCCCAAGCCAACGCAACATATTTATTTAATGATGCTGAGAAGCGCATATATAAAGACTTGTCTCGTGGTGAAGTGGAGGCTCTTGACCAAATTATCTTTATGCGTCGCGTCATCCAGATTGATTCTAATTGGGATAAGCGCAAGGAGATAGCCGAAGGAAACCTTGAGTCGTTTAAAGAAAAGATGCGCATTGATATTGGTGCCATTGATGATTTAATTAAGGGAGAAAAGAACAGCCCTAAGCCCAACAAGAAGTTTATCAGCGAGCTTGAGAACGACAAGATGAACATCCGTGAGCAGCGAGACAAGCTCAAGGACATCGCTTCTGACTACGCTGAGCGTCCCAAGCATCCGAAGGGACTCAACGGAGAGGAGTCAATTCAGGCTATCACCGCTATGGAGCGTAAGCTTGGAGCCACTCAGTTTGGCAAGCTGAATATGCGTGCCGATGCTTACTTTACTGAGTTCCGCGCAGTTCTTAAGTCTTACGAAGTCAACGGCCTTATTGACGAGGCTACCTATGAGCGTTTCGCCAAGGATGACTACGAGCCGCGTAAGTTTATTGAAAAAATCTTTGAAGACCTCGACGATGAGGTGTTCCAAAGGGCTGGCACCGGACTTAAGCAAGACGTGCTAAAGGCTATTAAAGAGGGAAGCGAAGGCAATCTTCTTATGGACTCTCGTATGCTGTTGTCTTTGGCATACAAATCTGCGGAATCCAAGAGGTTCCAAAACATTGCCAACGCAGAGCTAGCGTCTGAAATAACGCCCGACACTGCTGACTTCGCTCGCGATGCTAACTACATTGAGCTACCAGACGGAAGCGCGGCAACAGACCAATATGGAAATGCCCGCGTAGCTCCTGCCGACAAGGGCTTTGAAAATGTATTCTATAAGGAGAGGGGAAAGACTCGTGCTTTTCAATTGCGAAGCGATATGTTAGAGCAGTGGAACGACTCGAATAGAAGCTACTTCGGTGCTGGCAGCAAACTCAAGAGGGCTCTTTCTGCGCTTTCTGGGGCTCCAATCCTACGGATATTTGCCACGGGGTATAACATCACATTCGGATTCGGTCTAGTGGTTCCTGAATCATTAGCTGTTGTATTGGCGCGTGGGCGTGTGTACGGCAAGGATTCCTTTCTTCCCGTTGCCCTATTGAAGATGGCGAAGGACTATGCTGTTGGCATTTACTCAAAGGCCACAGACCAAGACCTCGCTCGTGACTATTTCGCTCACGGTGGCGGTATGTCCTTTATGAGCCAAGAGTTCCGTCCCGAATATCGATTCCGCGAAAAGTATAAAAACAAACTTGAGTATACTCTTGCCAAGCGGTGGGACAGCGTTGCTAAAGGCATTGCGTTTACTGGCGAGACGTTTGAGATTGGAATTCGTTTGGCCGTATATAAGCGGATGATTGAAAATCTAAAGCAGCAGTTCCCAGACTTAGCAAAGACTAAGGAGGGCGTAGAGAAGATTAAGTTTATGGCTGCTGCTGAGGCTAGGAACATTGTTGACTTCAGCAAGGGCGGAAAGCTCACTAAGGACCTCGACGCGGTTGCTCCATACCTAAACGTCGCCTTTCAAGCTACAATGTCTACATTCAATGGAATTAAGGACAACCCAGAAAAGTTTGCTTCTAAATTTTTCCAGTACGCCGTTGGCATTATGGGCCTTGTGTTCTACAACATCCTCACCTATGGAGACGATGATGACTATGAGGATATAGACCCATATATGCGTTATCGCTACCACATAATATTACTACCCACAAAGGATAAGGATGGCAATCGTCAGTACATTCGACTAAAGAAGGTTCAGTCATTACTCCCACTGACGGTGCCATTGGAGATGCTTGCTCATTCTTGGGCTTCTGTGATTAATGGCAAGCCAAAGAAGTTTACCGACGATGAAGTGCGTCTTGCTTGGGAAAACGCTGCGGACGGACTTCCGTTTTTCGTTCCCGGCATTGATAAGTCTTTTGATTTAATGAACAGGATACCTGCCGCTGCGGTTATTGCCAAGTCAGTATTTAACTACGATTCGTTTAGGAATGCTACGATTGTGCCTGAGTATATCTTCGGAACGGTAAAGCCATACGCCGAGAGTCGTGCAAGTGACCGAGTAGAGTTCTTCTACAAGGCTATCGCTAAGGCTTCTGAGTCTGAGCTTATCCCCGACATTTCAGCACCTCGCCTTAAGGCTGGCGTTGAGTCTATTATCACTAGCCCTACCACTAACTTACTTGTTGGCGTAGGCTATGGTGTTTTGGACTTGGCAGCGCGTGCCGCCACCGATGTTCTTAACGTAGAGGACGTAGACCTTTCACAGAAGCAAATGGAGGAAAAGGCTGGCACAAGGGTAACTAGGGAACTGAAGGGCATTAAGGATAACGCTCAGAAGGTGTTTGTTCGTTCAACCAACCCTAATTGGAGAGACTACATCCGAAAGCAGGGGGTAGATAAAGAGATAAAGATGGAGGAATCTACTGAAGACTTTATGGTTAGCGAGAAACTTAAATCCCTTGCTAAAAAACATAAAGAGCAAGGTCATTTCGATAAGAACGGGAAAACCTATAAAGAGGAGCTTAACAAGGTTTTATCTGAGGTTAGCCCGGAAAAGAGAGAGCGTTTAGGGCGTAAATATTTTTATACTGTTTTGGCTTCCGAGTCTGATAAGAGCCTAATGAGTATTAGATTTGCAGACACGCAGACTGAAGCGGCTAGGGTGTTTTATGATAAGTTCGGAAAGCTTGAACCTGAGGAGTTTAACGATGTTATGAAAGACTTAAGGGAAGTTGGATTCCGCCCTAACGAAGAATTCTACGCTGTTGTAAGAAAATTATATACACAAAAACAAAATGAATAAATGGACTACAATTTTTTTGATGCTGAGCACACTGATGGTGGGATGCTCGGCAAACAAAAGAGCGACTTGGCACTTGAATCGAGCCACGCAGCTAAATCCTTCGCTGCTTCAAGAAAGAGTGATAGTAAAAACGGACACTGTTGTAACAAAAGAGATTGTGTATGCGGATACAGTTTCTTTTTCTGGGAGTGACAGCGTTGTGGTAAGCAACGATACTGTTGAGACTACCATCATTAAGTATCAGGATAAATATATTGTAAAGACTAAAGTAAAGCCCTATAACATCATAAGGAATGTAGAGGTAAAAGTCCCCGTTATTGAATACGTGCCCAATCCTAAAACGCGTATTGACAAGCTAAAGGACGCTATGCTTTTATTTATCATAGCACTTTTGTTATCCCTACTAATTTATAAACTTATAGCTAGATGGCTAAAGTAAAAGAAATACAAATGAATTTGCGTAAGCCGCGCAAGAAGCGTCCCGGCATTCATTCTAAGACTAAGTACTCTAAGTCTAAGAACAGCAAGAACTACGCTAAATTAAACGTAGGTCAGGGGTAAGACTACGTTAAGTACTTGATTCTTTTCAGATTAACCAAATCCAAATTGTGGTTTGGCGAGTCCTTAATTGCATCGTGAAGGTTGTCGGATAGCTTTTTAGCTAATTTCTTGTCCATCATTTCAATGCATTCCGCCCACTCGCTAGGGGTAGAGGCCAAGAGACCAGTCTCTCCGTGGATGATTGAGGCATTGTATGGCGTTGTGTTTGAGGCTATTACTGCTGTATGGGTCGCTGCTGCCTCAACAATCTTTAGGTCGCTCTTGCTGGAGTTGAATCTATTTTTAATCAATGGCACAAGGCTGACGTCAAACTGCCTATACAGCTGTCCGTAGCTCCAGATGTCTTTCGGAGGGGATGTCTTGTCGTACTTTAATATATCATCGTAATCCATTCCACTTACTCCGAAGGTGTTTACTTTAGAGAAGTCGTAGCCTATGGATTTAACGTCGTGTATGTGAGCCATAGCGCCAACATAGCCAAAGCGAACAGCAGAAGAGCGTCGCTTGGATTGCTCGGCCCATTGCCGTTCCGTAGTGTCGATTGCATTGTTTACAAATTCAATAATTGCAGAGGGGTTGACAGCCCTCATTAGCTTGGCTAAGTAGGTTGAGGGTGTCCATATTACGTCAGCAATCTTAATGGTTTTCTTAATGTCTGGCCCGTAGTATGTTTCGTATATCTGGCGCGCCGGATTCTCTGGATTCAACACCCAGTAATCATCGTTATCGAGAATCAATCTCACGTTATGCTTTTTAAGCATACGGCTAAACTCCTTATGGTTGGTGACGGAAGCCTTTCGGGAGACAATTAAGTTATCTACCAAGTCAAGATTCATATCCCTAAGTTCGTTAAGAGACTCAATCCAATGAAGGTTAAGGCCCTGAGATTGCAGCCTGCGAAATGGAACGATTAAGCGGTGGTAGTTCACCCCGCCAAGGTCTCCTAAGTGGATTACATTTATCATTCTTTGTGGTATTCCTTAATCGCCTCCCTTACTCCGCTTAGCTCTTCCTTTATTGCCGCTTGATATTTTTGCAGCAGCCTTTCCACTTGCTCTTTGTTTTGCAGGGGATTTCCTTGCTGGTCGTGAAGCTGCTCGAACAGATTTGTGGTTGAGTGATGAATCATCTCCATCGCTATAAAGAACTGCCTCGATAGTTGCTGTTTCGTCATCTTCTCTTAATTTATATCCCCAGCAACAGACCTTAGCTAGGAACTCGTCTTTTCCGAGTCCATTATTAAATGTTGAACTAATTGAAGTAAGATACTTTGGAGTGTCGTCATCAATGTAGCCGTTAGACTTAAAATAGTCCGCAAGAAACTTAATAGCCACAATGGTATTATCAACGTCAAACCTACAGTTGTAGCTAAGGTGTATACTAATCTTGTCAGCGTGAAAGCTATCAAAGGATAAAAGCGTTTCTTTAACCTTTTTTCCAAAGGAAGACTTTTCATTGAAACGATTAGTCCAATGTTTCCCAGAATAAAACGCGTTAAGGCTAGGAGGCTTAGGTAGTGGGATTGTAAGTTCTTGATATTCATCATACATTATACAAATTTATCAAAAAGAAGTTTGATAATCACCATTTATTTCTATGTGACCCGGAAGTTCTTCTTTTTCTAAGTTGGTGCCAAGCGGCGGGAATAATAATTGCCCACTGCGAGTCCTAAAAGAAGTCCTTGCGTGATTCATTTCCAAGAGGATGGGACTATCTATTGACGTTGTATCTCCACCGGTTTCCGTTTCACGAATCTTTCTTACGTGCCACTCCATTGTGCGCTTCATTTGAGGAACGTGATGCTGAATCTTTCTATGAAACGTAAGGAAGTTATCGGCCCTGTTGACCCATTTACCCCCGTGTTCGCTATCCTCTGCCCCCGGAGCAACGGGCAATCCATCCTCTCCACGTCGCCTTGCTGCCTCAGTGATTGCGTGAGTATTTAGCCACAGCGCCACTTGATTTGTGTTGGCGAAAGTAAGGAACTCTGATGCCGCATCGTAGTGGTATTCGTGAACGCCTACGCCAGAGTTTCGCGACATATCTACGCGCAGCGAGTTGTAGGGGTCGATTAGTATTCCATCTATCTGCTTGTAGTTCATAATCTTCTCGCAGTAAAGTAGGATGTCCATATAGGAGAAGACCTTGTTGTTGTTGATGAATATAAAATGCTCTTTCACCCACTCATAAGCCTTCTTCCTTGTCAAGAATGACATATCCTTAATGTTTAAATCGCAGGCGTACTGCATAATGCGCATCTTTATAGAGGCTGTCCTGCTCTCGCTTGAGTATACAATCCACTTCCAGTTGTGCCGTATCGCTGCGTTAACCATAAGGTGCAGCACAAGTGTGGTCTTGCCGATGTTGGAGTGTCCGTTGATAATGGTGAACCCCTTCTTGTAGACAAAGTGTTTGTCTATTTCAGGATGCCCAGTTGTCAGGCCAAGCTGTATGCGCCCCTCTGCGAAGTCATCAATCCATCGTTCATCAGAATCATCGGGAGCGATAAAGGACATATCTCCATCCTCTAGCTTCATCTTACGAGTTACACTCTCTTCCTCGGTAACGGTTTCGTGGATAGGCTTACGCTTTCCCTCTTCGATTCCATCGGTGATTGTTTTCTTAGCGGAGTCAATGCTGTTTACATCGCGGCGCTCAATCTCGCGAAGTAGAACGCGGAAGACCTCATCTTCCTCCATTCTTCCTGCTGCTATGTATCCTCCGCAAAGTATTGCCGCACGTAGCAAGGTGCTGTGCTTGTCTCCATCGGGAGCACGGCGAATCATTTGCGCCGCTATGTTTAGACGATGGTAGTCCGTTGATTTCTGTACGGTCCTAATCTCTTGCTTTTTTCGCTCGTATTCTTCGGTAAGTAGGTTGGAGAACTTCGATGCTGTCTTTATGCACAACTCGGGGTCATAGGACTCAAAACAAGCCCTAGATTCATTCTTTCCGGAGGCATCAATGATTAAGTTATACTTGGTCTCAAAGTACTTCTCAAGGGCCCTGAAGTGGTCTCTGTGGCGCTCTGGGAATGTTATGTTCACCAGTGCTTTAATTCCATCGCCGGAGGGGCTAATCCATACGGCTAAAATGTGTTGGTCAAGGCATAGGACAGACTTGACTTCCTCAACGGTGGAGAATGTCGTTACGTGGTCTATATCAATGACGATGAGGCCGCTATGTTCTGTAAGAGAATCATCGTTTCGTGAATCAAAAACTCCAGACCAAAGAACAACGGGCAGCTTATTTTTTAGCTCTCTCTCGCCTTCCCTGATAAGGGCTATTCTCTCAATTTGTTTGCCATTTTTAATTCTCTCAAGTGCCTGCAGAACGGTGATGTGCATCGGCGCTCCAACTTCAAATACGCTTTTGAATATGGTTACTTTTTGGTCTAGTAGATTCATTTCGATTCAATTATTAATATTACATCATTCCAATATTTGTATGCCTTGTCGTTGCCCATATACATACATTGCGCGGCGTGCTTTAAGGCATCATCCTTACCGTGCATAGCAACCAAAGACTCGGCCTTCGCCTCGGGGGCGGCCAATCTATTACTCATAGAAGTCTTTATGTACTTCGTTAAATATCTTTCGAGACATCATTTTGCGCTCACTTAAATTAAATGAGGGAAGAAGATTGTCCTGCTCGATAAGGAAATCCATAAACTTTAATCGGTATATGTTTAATCTCATTTCGGGGCGCATATTGTCGGCCTCGGTTTCTTGAAATATTTCGTTAGCGATGAGTTCAATCACATCTACATACTTACGCATATCTTGGTCTCGAACCTCAAGTAGGTTAGCGCAACTTTTAGCTCCGTGCATTATGCTTGCGTGGTTCTTATCAAACACTGCGGCAATAGCTGAAAATGTTATACCCCTACGGCGAAGCACATAGTATGAAGCCTTTCTTAGGTTGACGACTACTCCCTTGCGAGTGCTTGAAAATATATCAATCCTATAGTAGTCTGAGATGGCGATGCCAAAAGTTTGCATCCTAGATGCGGAATATTGAAGATTCATTTATTCTTTGGTGTTGTTTTAATGGCAATTATGGCCATTACTATAAATAAAAGGGACAGCACTAACGTATCCATAACGCCACCGACTTACTGAAGTAAGATGCTCCCTTTATTGAGGTTCGGTTAACTTGCTCTTCTTGGCCTCGAGCTGATTGTATATCCCTTGCTCGATAATTTCTTCTACCCGAATCTCGGCTCTTCTGATTATCAAGTCAGCCAATTCAAATCCAGTAAGTGTCGGCTTCAGTTTATGTGTTTGAACAAGTAGTACATTGTCTCCCTTTTTCCTGTTAGGAAAGTAAATGACAGAGTATTCCTTGTCCGACACCTTATCAAAGGTCACGACACCATCAGTAGAGGCGGCCGTAACCACCTCAAACCAATGTAATTTCTTGGAAGGGGTAGAGGCGTAGAATAGGGGATATTCAATCTTTAGAATGTCCATCCCCCACTCAAAGCCTACAAGGTAAACTAACGAGGACTCAAGAAGCCTAGAAGGGAAGGTCATCATTGGCTACGGGCGCTTTTGGAGCCTGTGGCGCTGATAGACCTGCCTGAGGACGTTGAGCCCACGTGGATGGGTCGGATACTTCAATGTAGTACGACCCCTTCGAGCTACGCTTAAGGTCGAAAGAAACGAAAGGCTTCTCCCCCTTGGTGGCGTAACGCTGAAGGTCATTCATTTCAGCAACTGAAAGGCTGAAACGCATTGATACTCCTTCTCGTGGTTCAACAAATGCCCGTTGGCCTTCGTCCCATAACTTCACCGACTTAACGTAGCCGCAGAAGATTTTTTCTGATTTATTTTCCATTGTTATGAATTTTTAACAAATTTAGTTAATAAGAGTGTTAATAGCAAGGATATCCTTAAAAAAAGTAGGCTAAATATCCCTAATTGCGCCAACGTACTAGCCGTCAACGACTTCCTACTTTATTCTTTAATAAATATTCCGTTGACCAGTTTGCCTTTTCGCTCTTTGATTTCACCGTAGGCAGCCTCTAGGCAATCCCAAGGGTTAAGTTCAAGCTGAGCGGACAGAATAATCAGCGTAATGAGGACATCTCCGATAGCGTCAATGGTCTCTTCTTCTTTGTTCTTGGCAATGGCTGAGGCAAGTTCCCCCACTTCCTCCATAACCTTCAGCATTTGGCTGTTTACGTTCTCGGGGTGCACTAGATTGCGGCGGTGTGCCCAATCTACTACTTTCATTTCTAGGTCTAGTATAGTATCCATTTGTTTTTGTTATTGTGTGCAGTAGCAGTCGCTATCGCCTTCGTTAATCTGTTGGGTTGTTCGCAGGCATACTGGGCATAGGTCTGTGGTATCTGTTGTCTCTGTTTTCATTGTCAATCTATGGGTTTACTATTTGGGTGATGGTGTCAACCTATACGTTAACCCGATTTAGCAATTGTAAGCAGAACTGCTTATCCGACTTAACAATTTTAAGCATCTTCATTTTCCGATGCTGTTTATTTAATCGTGGTGCTTTCATAGTTCTTTATTACTTCTTGTTCTATTAGTTCCAACATATAATCAAAGCTGATGCCTTCATCTTCGCCTCCGAATCGTTGGCGGTTCACTACGTCCCTAAAGAACGCTGCACTGATGTACTTGCTCATTTCTCGTTGGTGTTAAGAACTTCAGCTTTTAGAATGTCTCTATCTCTTTCGTAAATGATGTCTTCAATGGATAAATTTAGTTTATCTAATACTTTAATCACCCATAGGTTTCCTGTTGTTAGGTGAGCCAATGAGTTAATTTCGGATGCACTTAATGGAACTTCCCTACCGAGTAGAAACTCAATTTGCTTTTTAAAAGCACTGTCTTCGTTTGTTGTGATGTTTAAATTGCTTTCTGTTTTCATTTCTCTTTGGCGCTAGTATCCCACTGGTATTCGCACTTGCCGTTCTTAATAGGTGAGTTCATAAAGTAGGATTGATACATACCTTCGGAGGCGGTGAAGCGGTAGCAGGTTTCTTTGAGGGCGCATCCGTGTCCCCAGCATTTAGTGATGTCAGTCATTGTTTCTTTGGTATTAAGTTCATCTTCAGTGTAGAAGTCAGTGCCTTCGTTGTCCTCTGGTTCGATGCCATTTTTAATCATATCAACGATTAACAACAGCTCGGTCATTGTTAGTTCTATTTTCATTTTTACTTATGGTTAGTGAATTTATAAGAACACTTTGCTTACGGGGAGCAACACACCCTTAGATGTATTGCTGTCTCCTCCAAGCACGTATCCTCTTTCTGCAAATGCCTCACGACATAACTCCTTCAGCCTATCAGTGGGGAGGACAGCCATAAACAACACGTTGTCGTCAAGCACGCGCTCCGGAGTCTTGGTGGCAATCAAGCACCAATATACGGCGTGGGTAGTGGCAAGGCCCGAAGGCTTGTCGCGTGACTCATATTCGATGAAGAAGTTGCCAGTTCGGTGAGCCGCGAAGTCTGTTTTGACTTCTATCTTGGTGCCAGAAAATATAGCGCCGAAGGTGGTCTCACCTTGCTGTCCCAACTCCAAGTCAAACCTGAAGTCGCTATTATAGTCCATTACTAACGCTCTACGGTAGATTGAACCTCATTAAAGAACTTATCGCTAACTAACTTAAGGGTAGCGTATTGAGACTCACTATATCGGTCTTCGCTGTAAGACATCTCTATCCTTAGCCATTCCCCAAATAGGACAATAGCCTCCGCATAGGTGTCTCCCTTATAGCAGTTAATGAATGTTTCTCTATCGGTGTCATCACCCATATCGAATTTTAAAACAGCCTCCATAATTTATAATTTATAATTCTCCGTAAACAACATAGTTCTCCAAGTCCTCTCCATTGACGAAGTACTTGATGTATGTATCAACACCACGCTCCACCAACTTACGTCCCCGCTCAAAAAACTCCTCCGACATCGAGAATATCCCAATGTCTTTGTTGCCTTTGTCAATGACTATGAACTTAAAGTTCTCGAACTGAACATCAAACAAAGTACAGTAGATGTAGGCCTGAGCGGCATAGGAATACTTGAATGCGCTACTCCTGAAGTCAGAAAGGTTTGATGTGGTCTTAAGGTCATATATAACGGGAGAATCTTTTTTCTTAATGTCCGCCTTGCCCCTAAAGGGTATGCCGTACAGCATACTTATAGCGGGCAGTTCGTATTCAGCATCACGAAGGGCATCCTTCACAATGCTGTTCTTCTTCAGTGCATCAGCCACATAGTAGCAGTTGTCAAAGTCCTTTCGCAGCAATAGTTTCTTACCCGTGCCTTCGTGGTGAGCAACAGCATCTTTCCAAATGTTTGCCGCCTTAGAGGCGCACTCAACTGGCTCGAAGCGCTCCTGTAAGTGCGGCTCAAGCAATAGCGTATGGATTAGGTTACCCATAACCAGCGCAGTTGTGTCTCCGTCCTCCCCGAACTTAACGTATCTCTCGTATTCCTTCGGTGAGTCATTGATTTTCTTTAGGTTAGAGGAAGACATCGCTGCCTTCCCCAAGTAACCATAGTAGAAGTCGTCATCGCGCATCGCTTCGATAAGGGTGCTCTTATCCCACGATGTGCCGTCCAACAGAATTATTTCTTCGCTCACCACTTGATGAGTTTAGAAAGGGCAAGTTTCTGAGAGTCGTTAAACTTATCTCCGGCAGAGGTAATAATTTTATCGTATTGCTCTTGAGTGCCGTGCTCTTTCATTGACTGAGTGGCTCGTAGGAATAGGTCTGACTCAGCAGGTGCTGCGGCAGGGGCGGCTACGCGTGGTGTGCGTGGCGCACTGTCCTTGGCGTGGTTGTTCGTGGCATCGGCGTCCTTAGTGTCGTCAATGAGGAACATAGCGTTAAGCGCATACTTACGAGCGTAGGAGGATGAAGAGCCAAACGATTGGGCAATGTCCATCCCCTTTCGGCTTGGGTCGATTCCGGCTTGTGCCGTAGCAGCCCGCGTCTCTCCGTTGCAAGTAATTAAAACGCTTGCCTCTACATACACGAGTCCGAAGACTTCCTTGATGCTGTCCGATATATTCATACCCACTTGATACTTGCTTAGCAAAGGCTTTAGAGCCTCAAGAATATCCTCTTGGTTGCGGTACGCGTACTTACCAAATGAGTTGTACTGAGACTTTGGTGCCTTTAGTTCGCTCTGAATTGAGATTAGGCGTTGTTCGAGCGTAAGTTGCTCATTAGCAGTATTTTTTGTAATTGCCATAGTTAAATTAGATTAAAGTTGTTCACAAATGTAGTTAATAATTCTGTTAATTGCAAGTTAACAAGTTTCTTTTTCTTTACGAAATACCACAAGGGGCTGCTTAAACATATCTCCTACGTATAGGTCAATGGCATCAGTCTCCCATAGCACTTGAAATCCTTGGCACACCTTCACGAACTCCTCAAAGGAGTTAATGTCAAGTGTTTCTTTCTTTCCCTTAAGGTTGTCTTGTATTGTAAAAAATTGTGTCTTCATATTATTGTTTTTTAAGTTTACTGGCCATCGCCTCATACCATCGTGCTTTCTCGAGGTCTCGCTCGATTGGCTGGTCTGGCTTTAGTCCTATTCGCATTCGATATTTGAATGCTGTCATCTCGCAGTGGGTTACGTAGGCGTCTTTACCCCATATATCCACCATCATCTCCCATACTTCCTTGCTACCTTGTTTGTAGTGGGAAGGGCTGATGAAGTCGTAGTCATTCTTTTCCTCCGCCATCGATGAAAAGTTCTCTAAGTGTTTTGTCCATCACCTCACGGATAGCACGCTCTATGTACATAAACGTCTCCTCGTTCTCTTTATGGTTGTCGATGTGTCGGTACGCCGTGTTGAGGTAGTCCTCAAGTGACCCAACTATTTTCTTTCCGTAGAACTTAAGGTCTTGTCTGTATATATTAGTTTGCTCTAACTCATCAAAGCATTCAACGAGAAGTTGTGACGCGATGATAGCCTTGACGGCAAGTGCTTGCTTTTGAGCGTCTGATTTCATTTTATCTGTTTAAACACATTTATCATCTCATCCAGACATTCGCTTTGCGCCTCTCGGTATGACTCGTATAGGCATTCGCAGTTCGTTTTGCTCACAACACCTTGGTCGTCAACAACTCCTATGTTAAAGCCAAACATCATACCCTCATCAAAGAATGTCTCTATGGTTGGAAACATCTTAGCGTGGTCACGCATCCAGTCGTATGCATAGGCATAGGTTGGAGCGGCAACCCTTGAGTCGTGCCCATCCATAGATATGGATATGGCTTTGCTTTTGTAGCCATAACTCGCGAAGCAGCGATAGTTAAAGCCTAAGTTACTTAGTTCTTCCGCTTGGCGGAAACTAACGAAATCGTTTATCATATTGTATTATTATTTATTTTCTTTTTGTTGCATTTTTTCGTAGAATCTCTTCCACATCCCGGCAGCATAGGCTATTCGCTGAGGGTAGAACGGGTAGTCCTTCCTTAACTGCGCCATTGCAATGCGCATAAACTGGTCTCGCTGTTTCATTTGAATTTAGATTTAAGGTTATTTACTTCAATTGTCTTACGTAGGGCGCTCTCATAGTAGTTAGCCTCCGCATAGGAGGACAGCAAATTATAAAAGTCATCCTCGCTCCTACATTTATTGGCATACGTAGCACACCAATAGGCGTAGTCAAGAACACTGTCCTCCCACTTATCATAGTAGGCGTGCCCTCTCTTTGTTCCCGCAGCCAAGTTAATCCTTGACTTCGCTTGCTTCATCCCAAACATATTATTGTTCTCTAAGAAGATAGTAGAACGATAGTTGCCTGACTCGATGCGAGCCTGAGCAAGGGCGATGTGTGGGTAACGAACATTCAGTTGCTTGAGTTTGGCGATAAGCCTATCCTCGGAGAACTTAGGCTCGTTTAGATAGACATTCACGATGCGCTCATACAAATCCTCATCATACCTAAAAAAAAGCGTAGACAACATTGTTATCCCAGTCCATCCAAGTACAAGAAGAAGAAGCCGGATGTAGCGAACCTTGCGATACATAACCGACCTCTTATCATAGATGAACAGCATTACAATGTTATATTGTGCAAGACCAAGTTGTACTTATCATACAAAAGGGCATTGTCATCATACAGGGCAAGGCTATATCTCTTTGTAGCGTAGACAACTGCGTTTTCAATAAAGCCGAGCCTCCTACCTCTTTCGAGCACATAGTCAATTCGTTTTATACCAACTCCGTAGTCCATATCGTGGGGGAGAATATCAATTTGAGCCCTTGCTTGTTTCGCTATCGGGATTGACAGAAGATAATTGTTCATAATAATTTAATTTAGATTGTAGTTCAAGAACTTTTCTTTGAAGTGCTTCAACTTGTTGATTCTTAAAGGATAACAGTTCGTTCCAACTATCGGAACTATAGGTAAAGTATGACATAAAATAGATAATAGTACGCCCAAAGCCACCGGAGCCGCTTGCTAAGGGGGGTTTGTGACCCCCTACGCTGCGGCGATTGGGAGACAACACGGCGAAGTTACTGATGAGAATTTATAATTCCAAGCAATTTGAAAAAACTTATTGTAGATAAATAAACATTAGATTGCTCCAATTACGTGGCGGTAATACATTGTCTCAGGGAACTCACCCATAACATATTTAAGCACATCGCAAAACCATACTGTCTTCTTGCTACGAGTGTGTAGGTAGTACGCTCCATCCCACTGGCATTTCTCGACAAGGTGGAAGGCGTGGGCCCTGAGCAACAAGTCGGGAGTAGTAGTAACCTCGATGGTAACCACGTTGGCGTGCTTGAATCCAAAGCGTCGCTCATCCTTTAGGATTGCGTCAAGGATATTTTCAGTGCCACCAACCATTAGAAGGTTAGCCTTTAGGCCTTTCCAAGAGGGGAGCAGCACGTACCATAGGCCGTCAGCCTCCCTTTCGAATTGAACCCGTGTGATTTTGTTGCGCTTGAATGGCGAAACAAGAGTGATGATAGTAAACATCCCCCGCTTTAGGAGATAGATAAAAGAATGTACAAGATTATTCATTGAGTGTAATTTTAGTTTTTTGATTTTTATAGACAAGTAGATACATATATTTAGATACCCGTATCCGTTGGGTGGGTTTTACATTGAGATTTATTAGGACATTATTGATTAGTTTATTGAGGTGCATCATCTCCAAGTTCAAGCATAGCAAACTCAATGACTTCAGCGTGCATCTCAATGGTAGCCTTAATCTTTGGTAAGTTTGTAGACCATCCACTTCCGTTGAACACGTGTGCAGTTATGTTGTCAATGCTCCATTGAGACCGACCATAGTCGATTTCAAGTTCGCACGTTACGTTTGCGGGTTGACCCGTTATCCCGTGAGTGTATTCACGCTCAAATAGGTAGGTACGTTTTACTTCTTTCATTTTAGTTGATTTATTTATTGTTAATTTATTATTGGCTATCGTATTCATATTCTTCTCTGATGTCATCTTGTGCCACGAACTGACCCTTGTCGTTTCTCCAACCATCCGTCTTTTCGTTGTAGGTAACGGGACTGCCTGTAGAATCCTGAACCATATAGATACGGCCTTCGGCATCCCATCGCGCTCCGCTATTGAAGTAGTGAGTCCCGGCGAAACCCATCCCCGACTCGGAGTAGCGAATCTCCATAGACACCTCATCATCCCTTAGCATATCGCATAGGCTGTTAAACCAATTCGTTGGTGGAGACCACGCGGTGCTAAAGCACACCTTGATAGTTACCTCACTTGAGTTAGGCTCGCTAAGTAGGTTACTCTCGATGTGGTACACATCGGCATTCCACTTAGTTCCCCAATTATTCAATTGCCAATTATACCAATCGTTGTGTCCGAACCTTTTAATAAAGTCCTTACTCATCTCCTTGGTGATAGGCTCTCCATAAGGTAGGGCATTGCCCATAGCCTTATCCTTTAGGAACTTTTGACGCTCTTCTTCGGTAACGATACTTGCGGGGGCTGATAACCCACGTAGTTCTCGTGGTGTAGGTAGTAGCGCTTCGAAAGAAAACATTTGATTGTTCAGCATTGTCCAAGGGGGACTGTCCGTCTCATCATTGCGCTCCACCTTCTCGATGAATAGAAGCGGTTGAAGTTTATTGAATACCTCGCGTGGGCAAGTTATGTCAAGGGTGTTTTCGCAGTAGTTAGGCATAATTTCTATTTGTTTATTAGTTAATTTGTTTATCGGTAGAACATATATTGCTCAATTCGTTTTCAAAGAATCGAGTCATTTCTTCAAAGTCAAATTGCACCTTTTCATCTTCATCAATGAAGTAGTACACAGGTACAATGATTTGTTGTGGGATATAAGTTTTCATAATTTCTATTTGTTATTGGTTAAGGTCATTGTTGGCAACAAAATAATCTCTTGATATAATGTTGTCATTTAATTTGTTAAATCTTTCAAGTACTAGCGTGTATTTTAATCCCTTAGAATCTAATTCCTCCATCGTCTTCAAAACTTCATCGTATTCTGACAATTCAAAATAGAAGTCGTGGTCTACGTTAGATGGACGATTTTCATCATCGCATTCAAATTTGTAATAAATTGATATATTATCTATGGTTTTCATAATTTCTATTTGTTAAGGGTTAAATACAAATGCGAACCTCTCGCATTGTGCTGTTCAAGTCATCGGACACAATAGTAATTGAGTCGTCAATGTAGAAAGTGTATAGGTCTTCTTGGCGTTCACCTTCGTGTATCTCTACCACCACTACATCGTGGTCGTCAAGGTGCTGAATTGCTTGGCGTAGGTCGCCTATCGTTAGAATGGTTTTCATAATTTCTATTGTTTTGTTGGTTAGTCGTTTTCTTCTTCGCAGAAAAGGTCAATATCTACTTCTACATCCGATGGATTGCAAAGGCTCTTTATTACGTCAGTATCATATACTTGACTTTGAGCAATTTCAAGACCTTCAACAATGTTATTTGCTTGAACTTCAATGATTGTTGAATTCGTTATGATTATGGTAAATTGATAGGTTTTCATAATTTCTATTTGTTTATTAGGTTAAAGTAATTCATCTTCATCGTGAGAGGCTATCTCTATAAACTCCATAAAGGAATCGTAGCCACTGAAAGTAGGGGAGTCATTTTTTCTATCCCAATCCCGCCACTTATCAGCGAACTCTCGGCACTTATCCCACAACTCACCATCACATAGGGAGTCGTGGACTTGCATCTGAGAGTACACATACTTGTAGGCAAGGAAGGCATAGTAGCCATTGACGTATTCGGAAATAGTATTATTCATAATTAAATAGTAATAGATTTTTGACGGAAGTTATATTCGCGCAGGTGTTCGATTTGTGATTTGTTGAACATCTTCTCCCAAGAAGGGATGCGCTCTGGTATCATAGTGTATTCGTTACTGAGCAGTTCATTAGCGAAGTACACATATAGTTGCAACTTGACTTGCATACGGCTTTCAGCATACACCTTTCGTAGGTGCTTGTGCAATCGGCTACGCTTGTCGGTCATCATACTCACAACACGTAGGGGAGTCGCGTCAAGGTTATCACAAATGATTCGCATCAAGTCCCTACGCCATAGTAAGTTAGAGGAATCCTCTACCGCATTAGGTATCCGTAGTTCTATGCGATTGCTAAGCACACGAACCGATTGGTACTTGTCATCGGAATGCTTGATGTCGTTGTTCAACTTTATCTTGCAATGCTCACCATTGATTCGCCCTACGTATAGTGAATACATTAGAGGAATCCAAGGGGACATCCTGTCGAAGAACGTACGACCACTCATACCAACCGCACCTATGTGAATGTGTCCGCCACACCTACGGGAGTACTCAGCATCTACGTGGTTACGTAGGACATCGTTCTCAAGGTCTCGGTCAAGGCGCTCACTGTATAGGTCGTAGGTAGGGGAGATGATTTCGTAGCCATCAGAATTTAACGACCCATCCCTTTCCTTATCCCAACCCGTAGCATTCTTGAAGTTGATATAGTTGATAGACTCCTTAACGTGGGCATCTTCTTTCTCAACCTCAAAGCCAATAGAGAACAGCGTGTCCTTTGATACGTATGAACTACGTTCGCTGCCATCGCTAACACCTTGGTGGTAGGCTGCTACGTGTGGCGCCCTGTCAATACGTAGGCGCTCTTGCTCGACTCGCTCTACCTCCATACGGATGTTATCCAAGGCGGACTGCATTGCTATCTCCGATACGCTTGACATAAGGAATGCGCTTGTCTCTCCATCTGAAACGATAAAGTCACTTGGGAATTGCCAACCCGCCATCTGCTCGAAAACTTGAAGGACTAACCTTTTGCGGAATCTCGCCCTATCGCCCCTATAAATAAACTCATCACCATCCTCAAGGGGTGGCGAAGGGTACGGGATGGCTGAAAAAGCATTGTAAATCAATGTATTAAACTTAGCCCAAGACTCACGAGAGGCATCAAGTGGAATGCCTACCCAACTTGTAGTGCTGGGTATCTTGCCAAGCCAAAAGACAACTCGCTTACCGAACGCCTCCTCAAGCCGTTGCCAAGGGGTGTGTAGGTCTCTTGCGCTGAAGGTGTGATTCATCCTCAAGGTAGCATTGTCATCCCCATCCCAATAATTACGGATGCGGATTTCTTCTTCCCTAACCCCACTCAGCCAATTATCATTGACATCATTAGGCATTTCTGAGTTTAGTCCGAATTGTGCTGAACTAAACAGAACACTAAAGAAACTTGCCTCAGCATTGAAGTTATTGGAAGTCAAGTGTTCCTTGAGGTGATGTCGGTACGCATCAGCGTAGATAGGGTGAATGGCTTCGCCCTGATAGTCAGTGTCAGAATTGAACCAAGCACCGATGTTTACATTTATAAATTGCATAACAAAAGAATTAAAGAATTAAAAAAAAACAAATTAAAAAACAAATTAAAAAAACAATTAAACACTACTAAGCCTTCTCCATAGAGTCCATTTTTTGGATTACATCATTGACCGATGCCGGGATGTAGTGTAGGCAAGTAACACACTCTCCCTCGAAGTTTACGTGAGCCTCCTTGTCCCCGCAGCACTCACACGGGTAGGTGCTATCTACGAACGGGGCATCAAGGTCGTAGTCCTCCCAACTATAACCCTTCTCGGCAATAGCCTTCGGCTCCTTGATGAAACTCTTGTTCCAAAAATCCATCTCAAGGCTCTCATCATAGGGGTCGGCATAAGTGCTTTTGTAGGCAGTGCCAAACGTAGACTTAGGGGTGTAGGTACTCCCATACATAGCCATAGAGCCGTAGTAGCGAACGCCTCGCTCCTTGTAGGATGAATTAGAGAACCAATTACCGCCATCCCAAGAGCCTGCCTTCTCGTTGACAATCTCGAAGTCCCCAATGTTATCAAGGAAGATTAGTTTGTTACCAACCCCAATGAATTGCTGAAGCATAGTAAACATAAGCCGAGGGTTAAGAAGTCCGGCAACACTCTTGGTCATAGACTTGGGGAGTTCCCGAAGTAGGTCGCGCAGTTCCGCAGTGTCCGAGTACTCGTGAGTGCCTAAGCCTGAAAGGATGCCATTGTGAACGAAGCCCAAAGTGTCAGAGACAGCAAAGGGATGAAGGAACTCCGGAGTAAGTCCGTGAGTAGCAATCCGGAAGTGTAGGACAACAGGGGTGTCCTTGTCGCGCTGCTTGTAGGCAGTGCAGTAAGCAAGGTAAAGGCTGTTGAAGTCATCAGGGGATAGGTTAGGTTGCCGGAACAACTCTAACTTCTTGTCTTTGACATACATAATACCTGCTCCATCATCATTGGAGTCCCAACAATTCTTGAGGGTTTTACGGGATAGTTGATTTGATTTATTAAGGATAGCAATACACATAGTAAGTAAGAATTAAGAATTAAAAAAAATAGTTAGACAATAGCGTAGGCAAGTACTACGCATATAAGACCAATCAGCGACATTACTGCACAAATTAGCAAGGAGATAGACAATTCTCTCATTTTAGACATAAATTATTAGTTCAACATATCATTAGCGCGAGGCTTTTGTCCCTCGACTATATTGGCGAAGCCTTCAAAAGTTATCCACTTTGATAGGTCGTTTCCATTTATGGCTTCAGCCATCGCTGCGGCAAAGGCTGCTCTACGGGTGATTGTAGAGGCATCTATGTGCTTGAGTAGGTGCTTGTGTAACTTACTCGTAGGAGTTAGCATCTCCCTGATAAAGAACAAAGTACCTTTGTTTAAGTTAGAAGCCATATAGCGAAGCAAATCCCTACGCCATAGTAGGTTATCTACCGAACGAACAGCAGAGAATACTCTGAACTCCATATATCCGTACTTGATAGAAACGGCACTACTCTTTGAGTTTGAGTACGATTTTCTTGGATAGCAGTAAGAATTAGTTAGCCTACCTTGGTATAGACTCAAGATAACAGGAACGAAACCCTTTACTTGATTGTAAACCTCTTCGCCACTCATCCCAACAATACCAAAGTTTATATGACCACCGCAACTACTTGAGAAAGAAGCATTGATATGTTCCTTTAGGATGTCTTTAGTTAGCGCTTTGTCAAGGTCATCAGCCATAAGGTCGTAGGTAGGACTCACTAACTCAAAGCCGGAATCACTATCCAAAGAACTATCTTCTTCTCTACACCACTTCGTGTCATCTACATCACACAAGTCCCAAGATGTTAAAACATCTTCGTCCTCCTTCTCGACCTCAAAGCCAATGGTGAACTTTGTATTGTCATTGACAATACGCTCCCTGTTTTGGCTATGGTATTGATGCCTTAACCTTGAACTCTCTTCGTGGTTGTAGTAGTCCCCATCACTATGAAGCCAGAAACACTCACCTTCATCATTGATATGGTAGTATTCTCCCTCATCTTGAACGTAGACTACATCATCAGAGTGAAACCAACCATTATAGTTCCCTGAAGAAACGTAGCATAAATCATTTGAACTTGAATAGTAACAATCATCTGACTCACAAAAGTAAGAATCATCTTGGTGAACCATCTCACCATCTTCGGTATAAACTGAATCTTCAGTGAGAATATACTCACCTTTTCTCCAACCATAGGTAATCATAACAGCATCTTCGATGCTAACTTTAGAACCACAAGATAGAACTACAACATTATCCATAACAAAAAGGAATTGAATTAAAAAAAAAATAGACACACTTAAGGTAGTGTCTTACACCTTTTAAGGTTTAGAATAACTTGGGAGTTCCGATAAGGATACACAAATGATGGGCTCAACACTCACCGCGCTAAATGCACTTTGGTATTGCTCAATCAAAAAAGAAGCATCTTCAAAGGTCGAGGCTTGGTCAATCTCCTCCCACCCATAAGACGTGAGGGCATTTATTTTATAGGTCATAATTAAAATTTATTTATACTTTAGACCAATTTAGTCCTTTTGATAATCTACTAACCGAAGCAATGTAGTAAGCATAAGTGGGACTATTAAGACTAAACACTTTACGACTCAAAGTATCAAAGGCTACTAAAGTACCAGCATCAAGGATAGAATTAGTCTCGAAGCATTTAGTCTTAAACTTTGTTTTGAACTTACTAAACTTATGAGATAAGTATATGTTCTCTTGATACACTGAACTGCTTGTCGGAGTACTCTTTAGAGTATAGTTCGAATTAGTATTTCTTTTTACTTTAGCCATCGGAACACGATTTTTTGGTGGATTTCGAGGCAAAGATACTTCGCGTCGGGAAATAGTCAATAGAATAATTCTTAAGAAATATATTTGAGAAACAAATATATTTCGTTTAGAATTACTATTGACTATCGCGCATACACCCCTACATCACGCGCATCATCATCTACGTCATCATCTACATAGCAGGCGCACGATAGGGCTTTTCGATTTGATGTGCAAACTTTTCTCGTTTTTTCTTTCCTATCTTCGATAGGATATGCCTATCGGCAAAGCCGATATTCGCGTGGAGTTGGTAGTCTTTGATAGGTTTTGACTATTGGGGATTATTGGAGGGGATTGTTTCCCTCTGACTATCAAGTAGTTACCTCTAATCCTTACTCATTCCGATAGTTATTTCCTATTGGCTTATAGGGGTTGATAGGTAGAACCTATTGGCTTAGGGTAGGTAATAGTTAGATTCCTTGGGAATGTAGTAGTGTAAAACGCTAAAATATATTTGTAATTTACTCTTTACGTGTAGGGCTTGGGTTCTGGATTTTGGTTTGGGATTATTTTTCCAAATGATTTATAGTATATATTATCCCCCACCCCATTATATCTACCATCTTTTACAGGCCCCTCTATTAACAATGGTGGTGATTTTGTCTGTTGGGGTGTTATTTGCTGTTCATTTCAAAGGGGGGGGGAATGACAGCATATTTGTTTTTTTAAATTAAAACGTAGACAACTATGTATTTATAACACTGATTTTAAATGCATTAGTGTTTTAATGTTGTAAAAAAAAAGAATAGTATTCGTCGCCACATAAGTCTATAGTCCTGTTGGCGCGTTTGCTTTGACCCAGTGCAGGAGTGTTGTGGTCAAAGCTTCACTTGCTAGCCGTTGTGCAGGTGCTGCCTTGGCGGGGCTTGGGGCCCGCTCGGCAGCTTTATCATCCTGTAATTGGGGTGCTAGCGCTAGGTCCTTTAGTGGCAAAGTTATAAGAAAAAAAGTTAGTAATCAAGTAAAAAACGCATTTGTTGATAACTTTATCCTCCAAAAGCATAAAATATATTTCCCTATGTTTGCAAAACAAAACGTAGACTACAATGAAGCTGTCCGATTATGTCTCCATCAGTGAGGTCACCCGTAGTGATACTGCCAAGCGCAAGGGCATTAGTAACGAGCCAACACCAGAGCACCTAGAGAACCTCAAGACGATATGTGTCGAGGTGTTTGATAAGATACGTGAGCACTTCGGTGTTCCTATCTATATCTCTTCGGGGTATCGCTCTGCTGCCTTGAACAAGGCTATTGGGGGGAGCTCTACCTCTGACCATAACCTAGGTCGCGCTCTTGACCTAGACCAAGACGGTCACGGCAACGGGGTTACCAATATGGAAGTCTTTAACTTTATCGTAGACAACCTTGAATTCGACCAATGCATATTTGAGTTCGGGACTAGCAAGAACCCTGACTGGGTGCACGTTGGTTACCGCAAAGGAGCCAACAGAAAGCAGATACTTGTGGCCTACCGCGATGCTGCGGGTAAGACAAAATACAAGCCGTTTAAATAATATCTTTGTAACTATGAAAACGAAAAAGACTATGTACCAAGATGGCGGTAAAATGCCTGTTGGAACAAAAAAGAAGATGACCGATATGGAGATTGCTAAGGCAAACCGTATGCAGATGCTCACCGAGGAGCGCAACACCATCCGTAAGTATGACCCCGCCGCATTGCCCGCCTTTGACCGTGGACTAAAGGAGCAAGGATTTATGGTTAACAAGAAGCCAGCCGCTAAGCCAGCTGCCGCAGCCGTCAAGAAGATGATGAATGGTGGTAAGATGGATATGTACCTTAAGGGCGGAAAGGTAGAAAACAAAGTCAAAAGACTTGAGAATCGCGAAGCCAACCTTGTAGCGCGTGGCAGCAAAGCCGTAGACGAGGGTAGGGAGCGCAAGGCTGACCGACTTCTAGGAAAGGCAGCTCGCGTAGAGAACCGTGTAATAAAGGCAAAAGAATCAGCCCCCGTCAAGAAGATGACAGGCGGCGGTAAGATGGATATGTACGGTATGGGAGGCAAGATGAAGAAGTACCTTATGGGCGACCAAGTGAAGCTCGACAAGAACAAGGACGGGAAGATTTCTTCCATTGACTTTAAGATGCTAAAGAAGAAGTAAGCGATGAAGACCAAGAAGTACGAATACGGAGGTAAGATGGACGAGTCCGGCGAGGAGATTGAAATCAAATCAATGGATATGGCATCTGGGATGAAGCAGCTTGAGGCTGCTGTCAAAGCATCAGGCAAGACTCCTAGCCACTATAAGTTCAAAGCCTGCTTCTACGAAGAGTAGTGGACTCTTTTACTTGCCGGTCCTGTAGTGTCGAAAAGCCCCTTTCGGAATTTCGTGCCTATGGGCGCCACAAAGAGAAACACTACCAGCAATGCAAGGCCTGTGCCTACGAGCATTACAAGATATGGAAGGCAGAAAACCCAGAGAAAGCTGTTAAGTCAAACCCCGAATGGACATTTGACCGAAGATGCAAAAGAAGGAACGTACTGCCAAGCTTAATAAAAGATACATTTAAAGCCCAAGAAGGTAAATGCGAGATATGCCTTGACAGCATTAAAATTGATTCCTGCGCTATTGACCACAACCACGAAACAAATGATTTCAGAGGGCTGCTGTGCCGCAAGTGCAACACATCAATAGCATTCTTAAAAGACTCCCCAAGCAACGCAGACAGAGCAGCTAAATACCTAAGAGAAAAAGGATACTATGGCAAAGATTAAGAAAAAAGAGCCCTCCGAGTCGGCAAAATACTTTCGCGATAACACAGAGGCTCGCCAGAAGAAGAACGCATACAACAAAGAATACCACTCTTCCGAAGAGCGCAAGAAGTATCGGGCGTTCCTCAACAAAGTAAACAGACGAATGGGGACCTATGGGAACGGAGATGGTATGGATTTCGACCACTCAGAGCGTAAAATGATTCCCGCGTCAAAAAATAGAGCTAAAAAATAACCCAAAACCCCAAGATGAAAAATACACTATTATCACTACTTGCTGCTTCAGCGCTACTGAGCTGCACAACCGAAGAATCAAAAGACGCTAAGGCTCTTAAGGTTCACGAAGGACTGTATGCCTTCTGCGGAGCGTCGGGCGCATACCTAACAGGAAAGCAAATCATAGTCCAAGGAAAAGTATTTGAAGAGGGCTGTTCTATCTGCCCAGTGTTGGATGGACCTTCGGTCTCCAACCTAGCTATGGACGGCTATAGCTTTAGCTGGGGCTCCGGGTTCAGTACCGATAAAAACTTCCAGTACCCTAACAACGATGGTAGCACAGCGTGGGATGGTAAGTCAGTGTGGTCTCTGTACTGGTACTTTGATACCTCTAGCTTTATTCCTCAGTACAATCCAAAGACTCAGGATTGGGAGATGATGCACCCAAAGAACCGCTCGTTTATCGTCAACACAGACTACGCTGTGACTAGCGAGAGCAATATGTTCTGTATGCCCTGTGCAATCTTTGACACCACGGAGACAGGAATCGTTCTCGCTAAATGCTACGGGCCTGTGAATGAGGCTGCTGTTCCTCTTCGTAAGGCTATAGAGGTAAAGACTGGTATGAAGTCAATCACCGCAGCAATAGCAGGAAAGCCATACCCCGTTGGGACACCAGTTCCAGTTATGGAGATGAGTAAAAAAATTCAAACCAAATGACCGGGGGAGAGTTTGAAGACTGGCTAGAGGAGCTTGAAGAAGCCAACCAGCCTAGCTGTAACATAGACAACCCCGAGGACTGCGAGGCCTGTGGCTCCTAGCGTACATTAAGATGACACTAAAAGAAATACACGACAAGTACTGCTTGGGGCCCGATGGATGGTACACCACCGACAAGACCACAGTGCACGACTATATGGATGGGTATTACAACGAGGAGTTTAAAGACCCAGACAAGGTTACCGATATCCTTGAAATAGGAGTGCAGAACGGGGGAAGCCTAATACTTTGGCACCAGTGGTTTAAGAACGCAAACATTACGGGCATCGATGTACTAAAAGAATGCATCGACAATTACAAGCAGGCATCCTTTGGCGTGGAGTTCTCTAGGATAAAGATTATCATTGACGACGCATACGCATCAACCACCGCATCGCAACACAAAGACAATAGCTACGATTACATCATCGACGACGGCCCGCATAGCCTATGGAGTATGCAGATGGCAATAGAGCTTTGGATGCCAAAGGTTAAAGATGGGGGCAAGCTCATCATCGAAGACCTTCAGCACCCCGAATGGTTTGGTGAGCTAATAAGCCACGCCGCTAAATTTGGTTACGAAAAATATCGGACCTTTGACCTTCGCGATAACAAAGGCAGGTACGACGACTTGATATTTGAACTAGAGAAATGAAAGCCAAAAAGAAAAACAATAAGATGATGGTAAAGGCCCCAGAGGGGTACCATTGGATGGATAAAGGCGGAAGGTACTTCCTTATGAAGCACAAAGATGGGAAGTTCACCCCCCACGATGGTGCCGCACTAGAGATGCCCTTTAAGATAATATCTACTCACTAAGGTCTAGCTCGGGAAGTTCCCCCGAAGCGGCGGACCTGTAGAACCTAGCGACAATTAGCCTAGCCTTCTGCGTTAGGGCCATACGGGAGCGGTAAGAAAACCGCGTCTCCCCATAAAACATTAAGTCCTCCATATTAACGTGAGACGGGCTGGTCTGGCGAAAGTGATGGTATAGGTATCCAGCCTTTACCAATGGCAACACGTTTCTTTTGTAGAACATACCTCGGTACATACGCATCTGCTTGCAGGCGTAGTCCGTGGTGAAGAACTCAAGGTCATAAACCAACAGCATTAAATGTAGCTGTCCTATCGTTAAAGAAAACTTTTGACGGAAGTAATGATAGGTTATGCCAAGATGCTTAAGGCCATCGTGTGTTATGCTTCGCTCTGGTAGCTTACTGAACTCCCGAAACATACGCGACTTGTTTTTTTGCGTGTGCTTAGCCATCTTAAATTAAACTCTATATTTGTACAAAAGTACGAAATATGGCAACACTTAGTGGACAAAAGGTAAAGAACGCATTTGCTTCGCTGTTGAAGCTAGCGACAAACACCGCTACCACCACCCTTAAGAACGTAGAATCCGGCGACGGGGTGGCCACGGCGCTTCAGGTTGCTACCACCAAAGTAGGTGTCAACGGAATCTTGGAGTTCCCAACGGTTCCCGCTACTGGGTCTACCGAGACATCAGCACTTTTGCTTAACGCATCCAACCAAGTCGTAAAGCGAACCCTTAACGCTGCCGCATTCTCAGGAGGAGCCGTTACAACGGCGACCCTACCCCTTGCCATCACCAGCTCAACGGTACGCCTTGACAACCCATCGTCTATATCTGACATTGGTGCCATCGCCAACGGCGACAGGTTCTTGATTTATGACGTATCTACTACTACTTGGAAAAGAATAGACTACTCCAACCTTAAGTCCCTGATAAACCCCGGCGGCTATCAGTCAGCCCCAGAGCTTGTTGCTCGCACAACGGCAGCGCTAGTGCTAACCGCCTCGCACCAGCATCTGGAGTTTCAGCCTATAGGAACCCTTGCTACAGAATCCAACAAAGTGGGGGATGCCACCACTTACTTCGATTTATTGAGCGTATATGGTGGAACCAATGACGCGGTACAGTTTCTTTCAGACGGAGGGATATATCAAATTACTATTTGTATGGCTATCACGTCGACCGCCGCGTCGGCCGTGATTAAGTTTTTCTTTGAGCTCAATGGAGTTATTATAAACACCAACGAAACGGAATTAGGCGTCGGAACCGACCATTTTGTAACTCAGTCTACATTTGCCAACCTAAACGGAGGAGACCTTTTATCGATAACCGCGCTAGAGACGGGCGCTGGAACGGTTACCATAGACCAATACTCTATCCTTCACATCCGCAAGCTGTAATGGCAGACCAGCGAGTCAAAATGGAGTTTCTTATAAAGGCTCGCCATAAGCTAGATGAGATAGCCGAAATGGCAATTGATATGGGACTTGAGAATGAGCTCTTAATGGTGGCAACCGTTGGCTTACTGCGCGAACACAACAATAAAATTTTAATTGAATCTATATATAAAATTGAAGCTAGCGATAAATCCGAACTGATGACGGTACTCGGGTATATCGCTGAAAGATGGACCGACGAAGAAGATGGCGAGGACACCTCTAGCATCGACTACTGGTTAAAATATTAAAACAATGGAATTAATAAGAAAAATAGTAGTGGGCCAAGACCCGCTAAAGGGCCTTGCCTATGTAGTAGGTCAGGATGCGGGTCGTTCAAAGATTGACTCTATCGTCCTTGACGAGCGCTACCTATCGAAACACGGGAAAGAAAAATATGACATCTATATAAAAGACGAGCGGGGCTTGATGCTGTGGAAACGTATTATGCACCAGTGTGTTATTATAGAATACTCGTGTGATTTTAATTAAACAATATGAACTGCCTAGATAAATTTATTATAAACATACCCAAGAAATTACAAGACACCAAGAAAATAGGAGATATAGAGATATATATCGAAACGAAGTTTAACGAGTTTGAGCATCGCGTTCCCTATGGTGAAGTAGTTTCTGTTCCGCTAAAATACAAGACCCCCGTTAAGGTAGGAGACGTTCTTTATGTACACCACCACGTGATGATGGATGACGCCAACCAGCTTGAAAAGGGTAATTTTATGGTGCGGTACCATCCAGATGGCGGGTTCTCCACGCATTGCTATGCCTTTAAAAACGAAAATGGCATTCAGGTGCTTACCGACTGGGTTCTGGTGGAGCCCATACCACAGCCACACCACCTCAAAAGCTCTATCATAGAGCTGGTATCTCTAACCCCAGAGGCTAACCGCTACGGCCGCATATACTGCGACTCGGAGGCGTTAGAGGAATTGGGGATTAAAAAAGGAGACATAGTATACTTTGCCAAAGATGCAGATTATGAAATGGAAATTGACGGAAAGAAGCTTTGGCGGATGAACGTAAATCACCTACTTGCTGTTGACTATGGCTACGAAGGATAAGTTTACCACCGTAGACGCAGCGCAGCGTCTTCTTGAGTCGATGGGTGTGGCAATCAATAATATGATTGAAGAAATAAAGAAGCCCGTTGACCCCGATATTAATGGCTCTGCCAGAAAAGCGGAATTGCAGTCAATAAAGCAAACTGCGGTAGACGCTCGTGAGCTAATACAAGAGCGGCAAAGGCTTGAGGAGATGGTTAGAACCCTCACCGAGACCGGAGAGATTGAAGAGAAAAAAGACTTCAAGGGCGGGTTTGCAGAAAGAAACGCAAGGCGATAGAGAATGTCTGGATTAAAAATAATAAAAGACAAAGAGGTAATTAACATTTGCCCCAACGACACGGAAGGGGATATTATTGAGATTGAGTCCCTTCTGATACAGCTTCCCAAGAAGCCGGAAAAGAAAAATATCTTATTCCACAACCTTAAGCCCAAAGACCAAAGATGGCAACGTCAGGAGATGCCAAAGGAGCTAAATCAGATTAAGAGTATGGACGACTGGTATGAGTCTCCGCGTGAGTTTCAGCTTAGGTGGGGGTCGTACATCGAAGAGGAGTTTCGCCGCCGCCGGGACGGAGTTTGGTTTTACAACAACGGAATAGTGACATACATCACGAGCCACCACTATATGTTTCTCCAGTGGAGCAGCATAGACATCGGGTACCCAAGCTATCTTGACTTCCAGAGGAGGCTGTTCATTCACTTTGCGGCTTGCGAAGCCGACCCTCGTTGCCTTGGACAGATATATACCAAGTGCCGACGCTCTGGGTATACCAATATGAGTGCCGCCACACTGGTGGATGAAGGCTCTCAGGTAAAGGATAAGTTGCTTGGCATTATGAGCAAAACAGGAGCCGACGCACAAGAGGCTGTCTTTGGCTCCAAGGTAATACCCATCTTTAAAAGATACCCGTTTTTCTTTGCCCCGGTAATTGACGGAACGACAAACCCGCGTATGGAGCTTGCGTTTCGTGAGCCGTCAAAAAGAATTACCAAAAACAATAAAACGGCAACCCGAGGAGAGGCATTGGATACCATCATCAACTGGAAGAACACAGTTATGAATGCCTATGACGGAAGCAAGGCCCATAGATTGTTTTTCGACGAAGCGGGAAAATACGAGAAAGGCATTGACATTCGTGAGATATGGCGTATCCACCGCACCTGCCTTATCGTTGGACGTAAGGTGATTGGTAAGGCAATGATTGGCTCTACCGTAAACCCCCTTGACAGAGGAGGTCGCGAGTTCAGAGGCCTTTATCACGACTCCGACCCAAATCAGAGAAACGAAAACGGAAGGACTAAAAGCGGTTTATATAAAATATTTATCCCAGCATACGAAGCCCTTGAGGGATTCTTTGACCAGTACGGGATGCCTATTATAGAAGACCCAGCGGCACCAACAATTACCGAGGACGGTACGTTCACATCAATCGGGGCAAGGACATTCTTGAAGAACGAGCGCAAGGGCCAGCAGCATAACAGCTACGAGCTCAACGAGATTATTCGTCAGTTTCCCTTCACCGAAGATGAAGCTTTTCGAGATTCTACAAAAGCATCGCTGTTTAATATCACCAAGATTTATGAGCAGATTCAATACAACGATGAGCTGTTTCCCAACCCGGTGGTGATTGGTAACTTTTGTTGGGAGAACGGAGCTCAGGACACCAAGGTAATGTTTAAGCCAGACCCCAACGGAAGATGGCGCATCACGTGGATGCCACCTGTTGAGCTTAGAAACAAAATTCAGGTAGAGAGAAATCAGAAGGTTGCCCCTAACGACTTCCTTGGATGCGGCGGTGTTGACTCCTATGACCTTGACGCAACAACAGACGGACGCTCTTCAAAAGGCGCCTGCCACCTGATGACTAAGTTCAATATGCAGTACCCGTCGAATATGTTTGTGGCAGAGTATGCGTCGCGACCACCGCTGGCGAAAATATTTTATGAAGACGTTTTGATGGCTTCGGTATTTTATGGTTTCCCCCTTTTGGTGGAGAACAACAAATATGGCATTGTACGATACTTTGAGTCAAGAGGCTATGATGGATATTTAATGGCAAGGCCGGCACACCTATCTTCCACCTCCGCGCACGTAACGGTAAAGACAAAGGGAATCCCATCCAACAGCCAAGACGTCATTCAGGCTCACGCTCAGGCTATTGAGGCATACATCTATCACCACGTGGGCTCTAACGACGAGAGTGGCCTGTTTGGTAAAATGTATTTCAACAGAACTCTTGAGGACTGGATTAACTTTAAGATTGACGACCGAACTAAGTTTGACTTAACAATATCCGCTGGCTTAGCGCTGATAGCCGCTCAGAAGGTGGCTCCAGAAAAGCCAAAAGCTAATTTTAACGATAAGGTGTTTTTTCGCAAGAGTCGAGAAATCAGACGTTAGATATATCTGTATATTTGCACAATAACGGATATTTTAATATGTCGGATTACAATTATGTGAGTAGCAACGTAAACTTCCCTGACCCATTGGCTAATCACGCCAAGAAAGTCACGAAAGAATACGGATTGCAGTACGCGAAAGGCGTATACTCTCAGTGGGGCGGAGTCAATACCACTGGGTCTTTATACAACATCCGTTGGAAGGAGTTTCAAATTAACAGGGACTACGCCAACGGCACACAAGACACGAACATCTATAAGCAGATACTCACCTCCCTCGACCCAAACAACGGGGATGGAGCGCTTCTCTCTATTGACTGGTCACCGGTGCCAATCATTCCGAAGTTCGTTAAGATTGTAGTCAACAAAATACTTGGCACGGCACCCTTTCCTAACGTGGAGGCCATTGACCCAATATCACAGACGGAAAAGGATAGGGAGCGGGCAAA